AATCCGATGAAAGAACCAAAACAGATAAAAGAACTAATGCCCGGACCGAAGGACAGGACTACAATTACGGTCATGAAATCGATCCCCCACACATCATCAAACTGGGAGGACAGGGGAAAGTATAACTTCCGGATGGGAAACGTAAGGATGATGTTGTCCGATGAGGAAATAGAGAAGTTCTGGAAGCACAGGCTGATACTTTCCATGCGGACTGTTACTCCTGATTTCATGGTGGACGATTCAAATTGTCAATTGCTAAGCGAGATATACCAATGGGTATGGCATAAGTCAGATGTGCTGTCCGGAAAGAAAGGAATATTGCTCTATGGTCCGGTGGGAAGCGGGAAGACCACCATCTTGAAAGGACTGCAAGTCTATATGGCACTTATCAACAGACTGGTATACGGTTGTCGCCGTTCCGACATCTGTTTTGAGATGCGTTCGGCCACGGAGATAGCCTTACGTTATTCCTCCCAAGGTACGGAGGCACTTGACAGATGGACAACAAAAGGCATGGCCGGACACCTGATAATTGACGAGATTGGGCGGGAGGAAAATGCAAAGCATTTCGGTACGTCGTGCAATGTCATACAGACCATCTTGCAGATGCGTTACGAACTTCGGCATGAGATGCTTACATTCGGTACGACAAACATCGACATGGAGGATTTGTCGCAGTTTCGCAACCTATACGGAGATTATGTGTTGGACCGTGTCAAGGAGATGTTCAATATTGTTCACCTTGGCGGCAACAGCCGTCGTAAATGGATATAAAATGGAAAAAGAACTAGAAAAACTACAAAGGCAGCTTGCTATGGCGATAAAGGAACGCCGTTACGCCAGAATGGCCGAGCTGCAACGAAAAATTGCGGCCTTGCAGAATGTTCGTGAACATGTGCCGTTGTCATTTCTTCTACCAAAATTTACACCACAGGAGAGGGATAAGGCGCTGGTGTTGATGCATCAGGTATTCGTATTCGCTGACATGCTTTATGGCGCGGCGCTGGAGTTCGAGGAATATCTCAAAGGATTTGATCGTTCCGTAACCCTTCCCGTAGTGGTCAGGGCGAAGAAGGCTGCGGCAGAGTGCCGGGACATAACCCGGTATGTAGACAGTTTCGGTGATGAGCGTATGAGCGCGTTATTCGGAGAAATGTGTGATGAAATAAGCCTCAACGCACAGAATGTTATTTATCGTTATGTCCGCAAGGAAACAAAAAAACAGGAACCATGAGAAAAAAGATGTTATTATGGGTGATAAGACTCATACGGCTCTTCCACAAGGAGGATCAGTTCATACCGCAGTTGCGCTCCGTGCCGGAAGGCAAGGTGCTGCCGAACAGGCTTTACCGTCATTTCGGACGTATACTTGTATCGCGCGCTAATCCGCAGAAAGTAGAGATGCGTTATTATTATGCGGAGATAGATCCGGCCATGTCCGTACGTCCGAAAGATGATGACTGGAAGGAATGTAGCGAGATACATTATAACGAGCTTATGACAAGAAAGGATGCGGTTACGAAATATGAGCAGACCGGAGCACCGTGCGAACATTGCGCATGTCAGATATATGGTCTTCCATGTCATTGTGCTTTTCCAAGGGGAGCCATGACAGGCTATTTCGAACTGTTGCATTGCAACAAACAGTATTCTAATAATCCAACCATTTAAATAAAAAAGACGACAATGAAAATTAATGTATTCAGGACACAGTGCAAGGAAGGTGCGCGTGTCTTTTTTGACGGGGATATCACCTGTACGGGGACAGTAAGGAAGATTTCAAAGGACGGGAGTCGGGCGCTTGTGTGCTTTGACAACGGGGATGTGTCCTGGAAAGAGTATTTCATGATTGATTTTATTGAGGACTAGCCATGGAGAACAAGAGAAAAAATATTCTGATCCATCCGGATCATATAGAGGATCTGGATAAGAAATACAAGCGGCTGGAGGAAAACAGAAAGGAGCCGGTAAGGACAGGTTATACATCTATATGCCGTCTTCGGAATACCAGACTGCACAGGGACATTCTTTTCAGACGGATGTTTGTCCGTGACAAAATGCCCACCGGAGCTTTTATAATATTTAAAGAACTGGGGAAGGACAGCGTCATGCTCCAGCCATGCAAGCCTGAATGGATGAACCGGACACATATCAATCATGTGGGAGGACGTTTCCTCGGATGTCTTCGCTTCTTTTCCAGCTATGCTGATTTGGATACGACACCGCCAAGCCAGATATTGTATGATCTGAAAATAGATCCGCTGGTAACCTCATACACTTTCCGGCTTGAGGAATGGAAAGTGCAGGACGAGCATGACGGTGAGACGGTAGCGTACAAACTGATACCGTTGTTTCCGCTATGAGACTGGCAAACATACCGTCAGATATTAAAAGAACAGCACGGGAACTTAAGATTCCCGTGCTTCAGCATCATATATATGTTAATGGCAGACATAAGCATGTGACTATAAGTAAAAAATGTGTTCGGAAAGCCGGATTGACGGAAAAATACTCTGTACAGATCGTTGTGTTGGGGGAAGTGAGGGCATATATGATATTCTCTTATGATCCGTTGTGTGAGAACCGTCCCCATCTTCTTTTTCTTCCCTCATCTTGTGAGATTCATAGTCCGTATGTGACACGTGCTTTGCAAAGAATCGGGGGTGGGAATGAGATATGCAGGTTGCGCTTTCATGGGAAGCCGGTTTTTCTGAAAGGCAAGGACGGTACTGTCGTGACCGTTGTGTGGCGGATCTCGACATCTCCGGTAAGGGATATAGCCTCAACTGTTCAGAATATACAGAACAGGAACATGTAAGTTGTTATATTTGTGATGTTTATTATTCATTTTATAAAAAAGAAGTATTATGACGGAGAAACAAATATCTTTCTCGGGACTTAACCTGACACCTTATTCCGATATTTCTCCTGACGGGCAGCTTTCCGCATCTGTCGGGCTGGAGATTCATGACGGCAGTATCAGGCCTTCTGTTCTTGCCGGAGAGAAATATATCCTTCCACAAAGTCATAACTCCGCTAAACTGTTATATATACATTCCGCTACGTCATATTCACATTTTATTTTTCAAGACGGTCTGTCATTATATTGGGCTGATGTGAATAATAAGGGGGAATTGTCACTTACATTGCTGGATGAGTCTATACCTGCCAGTTCATTGTTGTCGGTAGGAAACACGCTTGTCGCCTTTGCTGAGGACGGGATGCATTATTTCTTATGGAAAAATGGAAACTATAAATATCTGGGGCAGAAACCTCCGGAACCACTTTTGGTGTTTTCCTTGCATTCAACTGTAAGAAGAAGCGGAGAATTTGAACTGTACAAGAAGGAACAGATGTGGATTAATGGGGATAAATGGCAGATAAAAGATGAATATGTACAGGGGATATCCACAAAAGTACATGCTGAGATAAACAAGTATATAGCAGAACAGCAAGAAGACGGATATTTCATTTTCCCTTTTTTTGTACGTTATGCATACCGCCTTTATGACGGTTCTGTCATCATGCAGTCCGCACCTGTGCTTATGTTGCCTAATGACTCCGGTGCACCGGTGGTAGTCAGTAAAATTGAGCGGCTGAGTCAGGTGATTTTTACCGGCATTGGTTATATATCCTCATTCTGCTCATGGCTTTCATACGCATGTGCCAACAATGACAAGGAGGCGATACAGGAGTGGGGGGATATTATAAAAGGAGTGGATATTTTTATATCCTCCCAATTCTATACATTTTATACGGATGGTGAAATAGACATGAGTCAGAGTCTGTTGAAAGATCTTCCCCAAGGCAAGAGCAACACATACGGATATATTATGGATGATTTGTCAGAGTACTCCTATCCACCAAGGCCTTTTAGCGAGGCTTATGATAGAAAGTTTGGAAACGAGGCTGCTGCTACATATGCATGGGGCATGGAAGTACGTAATGAGTTCAAGGAGGAAATATGTAACGCCTCCCTCTTTTATCATGTGAAGACTCTGGAACTGGACGAACTTTCCAGCGACATCCGCTATCTGTTTGGTGCGGAAGGGGACATGGATCATATTTTGAGCAATTTGGAACTTAGGGAGACATTGACAGATGATTATATGACACACGATATCATCATTCCTGACTTTTCCACGACATATAACAGCCGTCTGCATATTGCAAATGTGAAAAGAACTTTTTTCAAGGGATTCAATCCCATGTGTATATCACAATTTCTAGGTCGTGGGGATTCTTCGGTTTCAATATATACGTATATACATGGGAGCAACGGGGATGTTGTAGTCAAAAGTGATACGGAAGTTTTGGAACAGATACTTCCTGTATATCTGTTTTATCCTGATACAGATGCGTATAAAATGGTGATTGTGGTCGGTTCCATGGTGTTTGAGTATCCTTTGGCGGAACATCCGACTTTAAATGGGGCGTATTTTTGTAGCTTGTTAAAAAATACAAATGAATCGTCGGCATCCGTACCGTCCGTTACACCCTTGCAGTCTGAGGAACTGAGCAACAAGATGTTTGTTTCGGAAGTGGGAAACCCTTTTTATTTCCCATTGAATGGAGTTTATACAATAGGGAACGGTGACATTTATGCAATGTGTCCGGTTACTACAGCCATATCACAGGGACAGTTCGGACAATTCCCCATGCTACTGTTCTGTTCTGACGGAAATTATGCGATGAGCGTCAATTCTGAAGGGTTTTATTCAACCATTTCTCCGATACAGAGAGACGTATGCCTGAATTCCAGATCAATCACACAGATGGATTCGGAAGTGTTGTTCATTTCATCCAGAGGTGTTATGATCACAAATGGAGCTTCCATAGATTGTATATCACAGGCGTTGCAGGGAGTTTTCGAACCTGTGCCGGAAGAAATTGGAACAAATATGGAAATGATTGACAAACCTCCTATTGAACTGATCAAGACAGCCATGATAGCCTATGATTATGCGAACCAGCGGATTATTTTTATGCTGAAGGATATGGATACGTCTTTTGTGCTTTCTCTTCCTGAAAACAGATGGAACACGGCCGTGTTTGGACGTGTTAAATCTGTTGTCAATATATTTCCATATTCGTATGTGCATATTGAAGACAGGATTGTCCGGCTCACAGATATATATGATTATTCCTCCGAGATGATAAATAAAGGGATTGTTGTTACAAGAGCGTTGAAACTGGATACTTTGCAGTTAAAACGGCTTATGGATATGTCGGTACAAGGCATCTTTTCAGGTAAGCAGAAAATGATACTGTTTGCTTCACAGGATGGAAAGAAATGGTATAAGATAGGGGAAACGCAGGCCAGACGTGTGGGAGCGATAAGAGGAAGGTATTTCAAATACTACCGCATTGCGTTGGAAACAGCACTGACAGCTAAAGAGAACATATCAGGAATACGGCTGATATATGATATCATGCCTGAAAAACGACTAAGATAACGACTTATGAAACAAAAAGGTAAAGTCTTGACAGTATTCCGTCTTGAGGGAGGAAGCGGACAGGAAGCGCAAAGAAAGGAAATCGGGAATAGCAGGAGAGGGGGCGTTGGCCTTCCGTCTTATTTACCGGGAGGAGGTAATGACAACCAGTCTATTTTTGACAAGTCACTGGCAGCTGAAAGTTATGTTGATGCAGTTGATATATGCTCATCAACATTCAATTACCTATATAATTCCGCTTTCTCAGATAAGACAGGATGGGAGTTTTTCAATCTTTCAGATGATGCTTTGGGGGCATATACGGATTTGTATGAGTACCGGAAGTTGCTGCATATTAGCAATGGAGGAGTGTTACAGAAAAACAGCCTCATCAGGAAGCCAGAGAAACATAGGATATTTAATGAGAAGAAAGGAGAACTGACGGAAGAGAACATTTCTATAACTGTTGACTACACGGAAGAATATGATGCTTTGTTTCTTTCAGTGCGGTTCCTTTGTAAATCCTCAGGTGATCTTACAATAGGTTTTACGGATACACAGGGAGATTATGCGTTGAAGACGAAGCATATTGACCAATCGGAGGAATGGCAGGAATATGAACTTTCTGGGAAATGGGCCGGAATTGGTGATTTTTATTTGTCATTTACAGGATTGATAATCGTTGATATCTTGAGGTTGGCGGACAAAGCGTATGATGATCATCGTGAAGAGTTCAGGACATACCAGAGCCAGACCAAGCAGAATCTTGAGCTTATGGTGTCCGCTATAAACGAGTTGAAACGGATGAAATCAGAATATGACAAAAAAATTGAGGAAATATCAAAATCCTTGATCGAGATACGTGGTGAGATACCGGATGTAAGCGGCTTGGAAACCAGTTTGTCCGAACTGGAAAAACGTGTGTCCGCATTGGAAAAAGCCGGTTCCGGAGATGGCACATAGTCCGATCTTTCGGGACCGGCACAGTATCAACTCCAGTCCGTGGGTCTCCTGCCCATCAGTTTTATTCTTGAACGTAAGGCATCACGCAAACCCTCTATGTCACCGGTAAAGAAATTCGCGTATTCTTTCGCCTTTTCCGGAAGTTGGTTATTAAGGACAGCACTCATTACATAATCCACCATCATACGGTGTGCGCAACTTTTGATGGTTTCCGTCATGCTGATATTGAAACTTGCAGGCATGGAAAGCTTTAATTCATACATGCCGAAGTCACCAAAAAAGTAAGTCACCTCCGCTTTGCCGTCACTGCCTTCTATCTTTATCCTCTCGTTTGATGAAGGGATATACTCAAACTGCCCGGTACCGGTTACTTGACCAAGTACCTTGTCTGTTGATGTGCTTACCGTTACAGATACGTCTGTAATAACTCGGATGATGTAACTTTGTCCGGGTATAAGGCTGTAAGTTCCCAGTGATCCAGATGATATCGTTTCAGTACTTCGGTTCATTTCGTTGATTCTCTCAAGACGGTTGTCGTCTGTGTCCCGGCCTGTTATCAGATATTGCTGACAGACACGTTTCACCTCACCGAAAGCCTCCGTCATCGCTCGGGCCACAACCGGCTTTGTGGCCTCATCATCAGGTGTCATTACTTCTGATGCAGTTTCTTCTGTATCTTCGCTCTTTTGTAATGAGCGTCCTATCAGATTGCATTGCACCGCTACATCGTTTACTATCTGCTTTTTCAGCAGGCGTATCCAAATTTCTCTTTCTCTCATGGCTTGTATATTAAAGGATTATTATATCTGTCTCTTAATATAACATCTGGACCGGATGGATTTTCTGTTGTAAGCACATCCATACCTGTGCAACCTATCCCTGTATAAAGGTTGTCTCTATTGCGCTGTTCGTAGTCAGCATTTCCGGACTGGCTCTGTTGCAACTCATAGTCATTGTTATTGCGCTGTTCGTAGTCAGCATTTCCGGACTGGCTCTGTTGCAACTCATAGTCATTATTATTGCGCTGTTCGTAGTCGGCTTCTGGTACGATGAATTCTGATCGTTGGTTTAGGGCGGATGCTATTTTTTTCAAGTATCCGGATGCACTGGTCCTGTATCCTTCACAAAGTTCTTTATCCGTTGTAGGCTCCAGCCATGCGGCTGCAAGATAATGTGAAGCATACAATCTCATTGCCGTGCGTATCATGTCCGTGATACCTTCATCCATGCGTATGAAGTTTTTGAATTCAATGATAATTTCATTCCCGGAAGAGGTCATGTTTATATCATTACTGTCTTTAATCTTGCGCCGAAGCTCGCCTTCCGCTTCATTTACTGCGGCGGTAAGATAAAGATCCAGTACAGCTTCATTGTCTTCTGTTGCTGCTATATCTGGATAATTACCGCCGGCTTTTCCTGCCCGGGCTGTAAGCGCAATGACATATTTGAATATTTCCGGTTTGTTTATGGATGTTTTCATAAGTCTTAACTGTTGCAAAGTGCATATTCTTTGGTCATTTTCTTATAATTGTCAAATGCTTTTTCAAATTCTTTCTTCTCATCTATCTTCTGTGAGTTCCATGGAATGAAGGAAGCGATGGATTCGAGTGCGTATTTCCAGTTCCCCTTGAAGCAGATGGCACGGTCGTCTAAATATATGTCGGCTATGGGCTTTCCGGAATTGCTGCCTTTAGGCTGATCCGGGTTTTCGTTTATGTAATCATAAGTGATGTGATTGTCATTCAGGTATTTCTTTAATTTGGAACTGGCGGTGCGTGTTGTGAAAATGATGATTGTGAATCCTTTCTTTTTTAGGACTTCCATGGCACTTTGTACACCATCAATCGGATCACCGAAGATGTCATTACCTTTAAATCCGTCGTATTGTGCTATGACTCCGTCAAAATCCACACATATTGTTTTCTTTTCCATATAAAAAACGATTAATAGTACAAATATAATCTCATCTGCCGTATCTGCTTTGATATAATGCTGACTGCATTATATACATTCGTCCAGTTCTTATTAAGCTATTTTTGTCGTAAAAGAATAATGAACATGCGCGATAACGAACAAATATCTGACTCCTTGCTTTACGGGCATCGAAAATTCGACGGACAGCGGCGGGCCGAGAGATGGCTGCATGTAGCCTATAATGCATATTGCCGTCTTGCTCCTTTCAGAAAGATGCGTGCCGAATGCAAATCGTATGCCTACGGAAAACAGTATGAGAGGCAGATTGTTTACAACGGGCGGCATATAACGAAGGAGCAATATCTTAAGGAGAAGGGTATACCTGCATTGCAGACCAACATATTGGGTAAGATCAAACGGGTCGTACAAGGGCAGTTCAGAATGAACGATACCGCGCCGGTATGCAATGCTGTTGATCCGGAGGAGAAGGAATATGCGGACATTATGTCAGCCTTACTCCGGCAGAACATGAAGCTCAACAGGCGTTCAGAACTGGATGCGCGTACTTTTGAGGAATATCTTATATCCGGTCTGCCTATATATAAAATTTCATGGGCTTATCGTCGTGGAAAACTGGACGTGTTCACTGATTATGTGAATCCGAACTTTGTATTCTTTCCCGACAGTCTTGATTTCAATCTTGCAGACATACGGTTTTGTGGTCTCCTTCATGATCTTGACTTCTCCGAGGTGCTTGCTTTGTTCTCACATTCGGATTCTGATGATATAAAGTTGAAGGAGATATATAACCATTGTCTTGATAATGAATATATCGCCTCGCAGTTCAGCCGTGACACACGCACGTCACAGATTGAATCTACCGATTTCTACTATCCTTCGGAGTTCGGAAAATGCCGTGTTATTGAATTATGGACGAAGGAGAGGCGGAAGGCCTGGTTTTGTAATGATCCCTTGGAGAGTGAGCCTTATTTTGTTCCTTATGATCAGAAAGAGAGCATTAAGGAAATAAACCGTAGCCGTCTTGAACTTAATATAAAACGTAATCCTGATGGATCCCCCATGCTAGATACGGACGGGGCTCCCGTTACATTCATGGATCCGGATAAATATGCGGCTGAGAATCTGATCACTTATGAACGGAGAATCGAGACGTATTGGTATTACCGTTATCTTTCCCCGGACGGATTTGTGCTGGAGGAAGGACAAAGTCCGTATTGGAATGGATCCGAATCTTTCCATCCGTTTGTGTTCAAACCATATCCTTATATTGACGGAGAATTTCATCCGTTCATATCTGAAATTATCCCGTCTCAGGAATATTTCAATTACTACATGGTAGCCCTTGATTTTTATATTCGTAATGCGGCCAAGGGTGTGTTGATGATAGATGAACAGTCCTTGTCTGACAACATGAGTATAGAGGATATAGCGGAGCAGTATGTGAAGAGTAACGGTGTAATATTATATACAAGCAAAAGATCTGGCAATGCCCCTGATACAAAGACCGCATCATCCATCCCGGGAGGATTCGATTATATCATACAACTGTCACGCTCCATGGTGGAGGACGTGTCAGGAGTTCAGGCGGCACTACAAGGTAAATCGGGAAGTTCCGAGAGCGGTGTGCTTTATCAGGCAAAGGCCGCACAGGCCTCATCATCCATACTGGATCTTATAAATACATTCAACTCATTTCTTACTGAAGTGGCATATAAGGTAGTAAAGGTGATGCAATGTTTCTATACAGGTCCGAAAGCGGTCAATGTCGCCGGTGAATCCATTCCCTATAATATGGATACAATGTATGATATTGACATTGATATCTCAATTAGCGAGGATAGCGACAGCCCGGTATATAGGGCATTGACAAACCAGCTTTTAATGGCACAGGCTGAGAAGGGGCTTATACCGTTCAAGGCGGCATTGGAAGCCGGTAATTTCCCGAACTCCAGTAAGATTATAGCGGTACTGGAAAGATATGAGAAGCAGTTACAGGAGCAGCAGGCAGCGCAACAGATGATGTCGTAAGTAGTGATTGGAAATTTTAATATTTCTTATAATGATGGATTATACAACAATTAGACTGGTGGTTGTAAGTATTAAAAGTTAGTATAAATAATAAAGCAATGAGAGATGTAATTTACAATTTTATCAACGAGCACATGATGATACATATTGTGCTTATAGCCTTGTGTATTGCGGCTACAATGGGGGCGATGTTAGTGGATCTTATCACAGGAGTAATGAAAGCCAAGCAACGAGGAGAGGCAAGAACATCCACGGGGTATAAGAAAACAGCCGTCAAGGCGAAGAAGTATTTCACTCCATTTATAGAGTTGTGCTTCATTGATCTGTTATGCTGTGTGGTTATCCCCTTTCCTGTTTTTTCAATGATTTGGACGGGTTACTGCATTTTCTGTGAGTTTAAATCAGTTCGTGAAAAATCATGGGAAAAAGCGGAGTTGCGCAAGGCTGAGAAGACAATGAGTGTGATTATTGAGAATAAGGATGATATTGCCAAGATCATGGCTCAGATATTGTTTGACAACGAAAACAAAAAAGGAGGATAAGAAATGAAGTATTTTACAATTGCGGAATTATGCCGGTCAAATACAGCAGACCGGCTTGGAATTAACAACAGATGCAGACTGGAGCATGTGACTGCTCTGACTGCCTTGGTAGATAATGTGCTTGATCCATTACGTGAGTGGTGGGGAAAGCCTATAACAGTAAACAGTGCTTATCGCTGTCCGGAACTTAATGCGGCCGTCAAGGGAAGTAAGTCTTCTCAGCACATGAAAGGGGAAGCTGCCGATATTGATACTGGCGACCGTCAACAGAACAAGTTGCTGTTTGAGTTTATCCGCAAGAACCTGCCTTATGACCAATTGATTGATGAAAGCAATTTTGCATGGGTACACGTCAGTTATCGGGCTGACGGTGCCAATAGAAAACAAATGTTAAGTTTATGAGACAAAGAATCTATATATGGATTGCGGTAGCGATAGTACTTTTACTTGTCTTTTCGTGTAAAACCAGATATGTTCCTGTGGAGATCAAGACAACGGAAACAGTGGAAGTACATGATACCACCATAACAGAAAGACTGGTTCCATACAAAGATAGTACTGCGACACGTGACACTGTATCTTTTCTTTCCAACCCTTATGCGTACAGCTGGGCTAGATATTCAGGTGGAATATTGCAACATTCGCTGGGAATATGGCCAAATTCGGTACTTATAGTAACTGTACCTCATTATATGACGGTAACCAAGCGAATCGAAGTACCTAAGATTGTAGAGGTGGAGAAAAAATTAAACTGGTGGCAAAAAACAAAAATAGAGATAGGTGGATGGTCTATGATAATGAATATATTGCTTGTATCTATGATGATTGTCAGATGGTTAAGAAAGAAAGGAGGTGCCCGTAATTTATAGATTGTATTTTTTTCAATTCAGTCTTTCGTTATAACAAAAATCTTCGGCGGTCCGGATTGTAAGAAAAGGACCGCACGCTCCTTATCAGGTAGAAGTCGCTAAGGAGAAACAATACGTCGGAACAAGAATTGTTTTGCGGTCCCAGACTGCTTAACAATTTTCCGACGTATTTTGTTTATCCAAACAGTGATTATATGAAAAGTGATGAAATATATAAGGATGTATTGCAGGTTGTCGCTTCAGTGACGGGAATATCTGAAACAGGTATTATACATAGCAATAAAGAAGAGTGTGCGAATGCCAGATATCTTCTTGTGCGTTATTTAGCCAAGATTTTCTCTGACACGGAGATAGCGTCATTGACTAACAGAACCAAACAGGCTGTCGGCTCGATGCGGCGTAATGCTAAAAAACAAAGGGTATGGATTGTGGAAAACAATTGGAAAGAAATAGTAAACAAACTGGAAAATAAATATTTTATCTGCAAGTAACTTATTCCGTAATTTGCCTTTGCGGTCAATATTGACCGTGATATGTAAAATCATAATTATGGATAATGTAACAGGAATGAGCATCCAGGAATACGCCGCAATGCGTGAGTTGGAGTGCGAACACAAAAAGGGATGGGGCGCTACCGCTGCTATCTGGGTTATCGCTGCTGTGATTGTTATTGCCTTCTTCGTGTACAGTTGGCATAATAACTGTAATGAAAAAGTACAATTTGCAGTAGGGTTGGCTAATCTGACAGGACGTGTTAACTGTATGGAACCTGATGTTCGTTGGGCTGGGCAGCAGTTGTATGCTGCTAACGGTGCAATTTCCGCTACCGTTCAGGGAGTGGGCGACATGAAGGCCAATTTCGGTGAGCAGCTGTTCCAGTTGAACAAGGAGGTCTTCTACAATGACGGTTGTGGCTGTGGCCGTGGCAGAAACGGAGGTTGTGGCGGTTGTGGAAACCGTGAGTTCCGACAGACTTCTACATATAACTTGGCCAGTACCAATGTTACGGTGGATGAAACTTGCCGCAATTGATTTCGTGAGGGTGGGGACTCCACCCTCATTTATTATTAATCGTATAAAAGCTGGACTATGTTTAAATCAAGAATAGAAATTAGGGAGTTTGCGGTAAGACAGGCTGTTGAGTTGCTCGGCACTGGTAGTCCTCAAAAGGATATTGTCGCAAAAGCTAGAGATATTGAAGCCTATATAATAGGAGAGGCCGATTTGCCGGAAGTTTACAATGATACGGAAGCCATCAACGGTATTATGGGAAGTGCGATGCAGATGCTGCAAGGCATATCCTGTTCGGAAATTCCGGTAGAGGATAAACCTGCCAAAAAGAAATAAGAGATGGGGGTGTCCATGTTTCAGTCAAAGAAACCGCAGACAGAGTTGAAGTTTACGACACGTGCGGAAGCGTTCAGTTACATGCTTATGTATATGACTGAGGAAAAACATGCGGATCCGCTGGAGGCAGCGCAGAAAGCCAATGAATTTGCAGACATCTTCGCCAAGAACATGGGTATCCCTCTTAAAATAGAGCCGGAACCACAGGGTGTCGATAAATACCTGTCAATGGCTACCAAGATTGCTAATTATATAGAAGAACATCCTAAGGTGGTTGAATACGGCGTTCCGGCTTTGACATTCGTTGCCGGTCTGTTCACTGGGAAAAAAGTGGAGCAGGCCAATGATAACATGTATGGGCAGCGTCCGGTACCGCCTCAACCGCAGGAAGAAATAGATTTTGATAAAATACCTGATTGATTATGGCATTAAGGAAATTATATATTGTGGTGGATTGCGAGAACAACGAGCAGAAGGAAGCTGTTCAGACCGCATTCAACGAATTGTCTAATACGCGGGCTTTGACCAGCCGGACGGTTATCAGCATGTATCCGTTTTTCAAAAAACATCGTGATGATCTGTTTGAGCTGTTCAATATGGTCAAGACAGGCGGTGTCAAATCGTTGTTGTCTGTAAGAGGTGGAACATTGATTAATAACTTGAGAAAGGGTTGATTATGAGAGTGGAAGGCAAATGTATAGGTGATTGCAGCAAATGCCAGTTGCTGGCAAATGGTGAGGTGGATATGATTCCGTGCATTCTTGACCAGATTTTTATCCGGACAAGGAAAATCGAGAAAGAAAACGCTTTTATCAGGAGAAGTCTTGATTCCATGATGCAGGACAGAAATACAATCCAACTTGCCGGTTTGAGTGATAACGAAGATAAAACAGATTGATTATGAAGTATACATTCAAAGAAATGTTGGACGATGCGAAAAGGGCGGGTCTGACAAGTGACAAGGTCATGATGCGCAGTGCGGAAAGCATGAGCGAGCTTCTGTGCCTTGTGAAGGAAGAACATCCGGAACTGTACTGGAAATTTATGCGTGAGCAACATGGAATCATGTATGGTAATCATTACAATGAAGCTTTTGCGATGTTTGATGTCGGCATGATGAGGTACATTGATAGGGATGGAAAGAAATGTGAGGGTGCGCACTGGACGGCGGAACAGATAGAGGCAAGTACCCGGATGATGGGATTTCCGGCTGGAACTACGAAATGGGACAAGTATGTAGCGTTCAATGCCTTTTATTCCGATCTTTGCACAGTTTATAATGATGAACAGATCATTAAAGGTGCTCATAAGTTCTATTTTGAGGATCAGGACTGGGGGGACACAACAAAGATTTGGGATTATGTGTATTGCAAGAATGCAATGGTCTGATTCTTTGTAACAGACGGTTTGTGCTTATCAAAAACCGAACCGTCTGTTTTTGATAAGCACTATGATTCCAGTTTTTCCCGTATTTCCTTCAGAAGCCGGAAAGAGCCTGCCATCTTGTAATTCCCAAGATTCTGTTCTGCCTGCATTATAAGGCTTTCTACTGTCAGAGGGAGGTCGGGAGAAAATGAGGATTTGTTGATTTGCAATGTTTTAGGTAATTCTCTCGTATTAAACCATTCCACCATTTCCCTTAATTCTTCCTCTGAGTAAGCTTCATGTGTTTTTGCATTTTTCATAATGATCTTGTTTTTGATTTCCGCAAAGATAGTGATTTGAAAGCAAATCGCAACAGGAAAGCCGCAACAATAAACGCTTCTTCATTCTGCCAAATTCCTGCCAAATGTTGCCAAGTATGCCAGATATGCTAGATGCTGACACAATTGGTGTATGTTGTTGATGTGTTTCTTGCGCCACTTATATAATAGCCTCATCTTTGCCATACTGAGAAAAATTTATTGTTTAATTTTTGGGGCTTTATAGAAAAAGAATGTATATTTGCAATACCTTACATAATATCCAATGGCGAGCGGAAGCCTGCCCAAACATATTGCAGGCATTTTTTATGCTTGTTTGTAAAGCGTTGCAATATATACTTATTGCGGCTGTCACCCCCGTGTGGAGAAGTTAATGCTCTCCCTGCCTTTGGATAGGTGTAAGGTAACGGGACAGGGCAGCCGTTTTTTACTTGCCTATAATGCCATTAAAACCTTATATATCCATGGCAGATTTAGTATTTCAAAACAGTAATGGTAATGATGTTACTACTTCTTTAATCGTTGCACAAGTGTTCGGGAAAGAACACAAAAATGTAGTGAGAGATATTGAAAACCTCTCATGTTCAGAAAATTTTAATCGGCTCAATTTTGAGCGCATTACCTACAAGGATGCACGAAACAGAGAACAGACCGCATACGAAATGACCAAAGACGGTTTCAGCTTCCTTGTCATGGGGTACACGGGCACAAAAGCTGGAGAGTTCAAGGAAAGGTTCATCAACGAGTTCAACAGACGGGAATTCTTGCTAAAGGATGATGATTACATTTTAATGCGTTCCCAGCAGATTCTACAAAAACGTTTGGAAGCGTCTGAAGAAAAAATCAAACAACTTGAATCCCAAGCCGAACAGCAGCAGGAAACTATCGAACTCCAACAGAAAGAACTTACACAATCCGCTCCGAAAGTCAGCTACTACGACAACCACTTGCAAAGCGTGAACGCTCTTACCACAACTCAAATAGCAAAAGAGATAGGTATGTCGGCAGAGAAACTGAATAACAAACTGAAAGAACTTGGAATACAGTTCAAGCAGTCTGGGCAATGGCTTCTTAAATCGCCCTACGACAAATGGGGTATGCACGAAACGAGAACCAATATTTTCACAAGTGAAAGAGGTAATACCCATACCAACACGTATACGGTCTGGACGCAGCGAGGTAGGCGATTTATCATAGCCCTATATGAAAATGATTGGAGCGTGAAGAAAGCTATCAAGCAAATAAAAGGTGAGCTGAATCCAGCCGCGTAATTTGAATTTTACTTATTAATTAATCCAATGTATTCCCCGTCTTGCTTATGGCAGCGGGATGGTTCGTCACACCCCTAATAGTTGTGATTTGCAACCGTTACAATTAATTTAAAATGAATTTTATTATGAACAACAAGGATATTGAGGAAATGAAGAAACTGGTTCTTATGGTGCTGGAGGAGAACAGGATATTGCGTGAGATGCTTGCCAAGGAGTGGGAGCGGGGAGGATGTCATGCTCCCATGACTTTGAGCAAAGGAGGAAAGTGAACGGGAGCCGGCTGTTAACAGCCGGCTTTTTATTCTGTATTACTTGTAGAAGATTCAGGAGTGTGTGAACGTATCAAGGATCTAGCTATTGCAAATTCAGATTCCGCACCGGCATTTTCATTTATTGAAATATGATAGAGACCGGCTGCATAATATGCCAATGCTCCTGCATATTTGTTATGAAGGTTGATTTCTCCGTTTTCTGAGATTGAAGGAGTTGGAATATACCTGAGACTGTATCCCCCCTGTTCTTTTACTGCATGGGCAATGATTGACCTCATGGTATCGTTGGTGATGAATGCTACCGGTATTGAGGGACCATTACCTACACCGGGAGCTGATGAATATTGTGCGCTGTATAGTGGCGAATTGTCCGGATATAACATAGTGACCGGATATCTCCACCCAGTCAGGTTCACACTGACAAGCCTGATATAGTCCGCAGGTATTTTTATGTAGGCAAAAAACAAACCGTCAGGACGTTTCTCGAATGAGATTGAGGATGAATCTGTCATTTCCGAAGCTTCGGCCATCACCCCTTCGTCATTCATCAGTGCGAGTAGTGCGAGTCTGATGAACTCTTTTAATGCCTCATCGGTCTCAATCGTGAAACTGTCTTCTTCTGTCGCACTCTCATTGATGATTGTGCGTAAAGTCTTTAGTATATCTTTGACAGGTATCATGAGGCTTAGTCTAATGGATAATTGGGAAATTGTATGCCGTGTTCTTTGCATAATGAGGACAGAGCCTCCTTATTTCCACATTGCGAGCGCGGTACTTTGAATCTGACCTCAAAAAAATCCTTCGCTTCAAGGAATGAGGTCACATTTTCAATATCCTCTTGTATGTCTCTGTCTTCTTGAATGCCTTTTTCTTTGGTCGGTTCTGCGCTTTCGGATTCTTTTTCTTCCTGGTTGGAAGATGCCGGAGGAATATAGGTGCACATCCGCTTTCCAAGGATGCTGTATCTTTGTTTTACCTCTGTTTTCTGTAATACGGAATTTACGTCATTTTCGTCATGTATTACATCTTCATCTTCTTCTATTGTTTCGGTAATGCGTCCTTCCCGATACCATTTGTGCGCCCTGATTTTCTCAGCCAGTTCTCTATCCGTTGTATGATAGGTTGATTTGCCACGGAAAAAAGCGGAGAAGTTGACGTACATCATCCGTCCGCAGTGAATGACTGCAAATGACAGTGAGGAGTTCGCAACAAATTTATAAAGTTTCTTCATACATTTATAATAATGATGAGGTGGATTTCTCCACCTCTGATGATGATTAAGTTCTATTATGCAGCCTGGGATTCAGGGACCGGAATCTCAACATATTCCGGAATGGACAGACGCGCGTGGGCATCTGGGAATCCGAGCGTCCAGCAGGAGAACTCTTGCATGACAACAGCGTCACTGTTACTGATGAACAGTTCCTTCAGGTTGTATGTGCTACGCTCCCAGTTTTGGAATACCCATTTGTCAAGATATTCAGGATCGAGAGAGAAGCCTCTTCCATTGAATCCCCAAGCGTTGAACAGGTCATGGCGGTAAAACAGAAGTTTTGTTCCCATGCTTTCGAATGACTGGAAGTCAAGTCTCCATTTGTTGTAGTCACGTTCCGGTTCGAAGATGCGTGTGCGGTTGTTGGTTTTGATCTTGCATAATGCTGCATAGATAGTATTGTCAACAAACACAAGTTTTGTTCGGCTTCCATTACCGGCACCTTCAATGATGCGTCCTACAAGGTCTACAAGCTCGTCCTCCGAGATTACATATTGCTGCACATATTTTCCTTCTTCCACCACAGGATTTCCGGCAGAGTCAAGCACTTTCTCCCAATGTCCGATTTCAAGGTCTTTTCCGGCGCGGTACCAGATACCTTCGCAAGTATATACATTGCCTTGTCCGTTCACCGCATGTTTGCTCTTGATTCCGAACAGTCCGGAGGCTTCCATACCGATACGCATGTCTTCCATTGCCATCCGTTCCACACGTGTGAATGACCATTCCACCTCGGTCTTACTCAACCGGTCATAGATAGTCTGCTCTACCTGCATGATAAAACGCTGGCAATATTGTTCGTCCGGTGATGGAAGCTGGTAATACCTTCCTGTAGACACATCCTTTTCAGCGGCCGCGCGCCCCATTCTTAGAAGGACGGTACCCTTTGCAAGGGTCGGAATAAGATAAGGATTCTTATTGTTTGATTGTTTTCCGTTTACGGCATAGACAAGCGGAAGGTTGGTCTCACTGTTGATTGCGTGCACGCGCAGCATCAATGGGTGTTCAGGATCCACTTCATCGGTACCGGATTTGTAACCGGAAACAAACGTTCCGTCAGCGTTCAGGACAAGAAGCGTATCCATTGCGCCCACAATGTTATTATCCTCCAGTTCTATCGCTTTCGGAGTCTCGGTAGTCATGGCTTCAAGCTGCTTGGCAAGGGTAGCCCGTAGCGGACGCTGTCCGACACTGTAGTACTTGATTACGATGCTGTCCGATTTGTTTGTCGCCCCATGGCGCAGAATCTGATCAATAGGCGTGCCGGTAAACTTCATCTCGACAATTGTCTTGTCGATCTGCTTCACGTACCATTCCGCGTCCATGATTTTCTCGTTCTTTGTTACGGAACTTTCCCCGCCTACTACCTTTCCGCCATCCCCTAGATCCTGGACTGAGCCTCCGTCCGAAGCATCGGCGGCACATGCATAACCTCCCCCGGTCGCTCCGGCAAGGAACATGAGCAATACGGAAAAGAAAAATTTGAATGTTGATTTTAACTTTTTCATTGTTCTCGATTTGTTTTTAAATTTATAAATAAAAGTTGTGATATGAGCCTGAAAGCGATAGACGATTAAATACGTCTCTTCATGTCTTTATAACGTTGTAGGGTAGGATCCTCCACTTTTTCCTCACCTCCTCCGTTCCCGCCTCCTCCAAGGTCTGTCGGAGCTTTTTCCGCAAGATTCCTGTGTATAGCTCCCGGACGTGCGGTACGTCCCTGTTTACGTCCTTCCTCTCGGGCGGCTTCTATTTCCATGTCCATATTGAAGGCATGGATGATTCTTTTCCAGTCTTCCGCATCCAGTTCGTGCCGGATAATTTTATGAATGATACCGTCTGTATCCTGTGTTCCGTACAGCCATTCCAACATGGAAACTACATTCGCCTCATCAACATTGACCTGCCGCACAGCTTCTGTCAGTGCCTCATCTGTTTTGCGCAGCTTCTCTTCCGCATCTCTTTTTCTTTTTTCCTCATCGGCCGCCTCCTTTATCCGGGCAGCTTCTTTCTCTTTTGCTTTTTTGATGGCCTCTTCCGTTGTTGCAGCTTCCCTGATATCATCCCCGTAATTGGTTATCAGATATTCCACAAGAGAGAACGGTTCACCGTTCTCATCCATGCCGCTTGCCAGACCGGTCAGGATGCCGGCGGCTCTTGAGTCTCCTGCAAGAACTTTGTTGAGGTTCTCTCTCTGTGATTCACTATCGTCATAACGTTTGAAAGAGTCATCAAGGAATTCGCCGACAGCGAGGTCGTCCTCAAGGTCGAGGTCCGGATTTCTGGATGAAACAATATCTCTCCATGATTTTCTTTCTTTTTTTTCTTCCATGATATGTCATTGTTGTCTTATACTGACAAATTTAGTAGTATTAGTTCAAGCCGGATTGATATAATGCAATCTACAGGAAGTACATTCGCTATCATTTAAACAGGAGGTCACATGAAGCACAAGGGAAATATCAGCGAAATACAATTAATAAGGAACAAGGAGATTGTACGTACATTCATTGAATTGAAAAAGACGTGTACATTCTCTTACTACAAGGATATATGCAAGGAAATTGCGGGTATGAAGGCGAAGCAGCATTATGTCAGTGAGGACCGGGCTTACGTGATCTTATACAGATATCTGACTGAAGGCAATATACCTGATTGCAGTCTGTATAAATATGAAATGTATTCCAGCCTGATCCGTTGTTGCCTTGATATCATGAAAAAAAAATCGGAGGCGAATCTCCGTCTTATCGTAAGACTTGCGATAGAGAGACCTTCTGATTCATTTGGGATAAGTCCTGACCGTATACAGCATATTTTATGGAAAGCTGGGATGAAATAGGTATATCACTATGAAAATGAGATATTCCATGGGGCTTTACTTGTGCATGACCGTGTTGTTGCCGTATCATGAATTCCTGTCAGGAAGTCACTGGCTTTATATGTTCGGACATGCCGGATGGCTTCATTATCTTTTGAACGGGATGGCATGGGCTTTTCTATGGAAGGTGATAACCCCTGCACGGACGCTGGTCGCATGGATGTTCGCTGTCGGAATATCATTTTTTATTCCTTCCGGCAGTCCTGTGATCGGATGGAGTGTCATTATCTACTATTATACGGGCTTGTGCCTGTCCTCCATGGATGGGGGAAGGCGTAATAGGCTGTTTGCCATAACCGCTCTCGGTTTCTTTCTGCCGCATATTGCGGGTGGATATCATGCGGCTATGCTGGCGGCCGGATGGATATTGCGTAAACTGGAGGTTGGATGGCAAAGAACATTAAAATAAACCATATAGAAACTCTTTTCTCAGCTATTGTCATAAGGAATGCGGAGGAGATGATCCGCAGGAACCGTGAACGGGAAGCGGAACTGTTCAAGTCCTACAACCCGTTGACAGGGGAGAACGCTCCCGGAAAACGGAAGAGGATATATCTGGATGATTTTATAAATTCATCTGTTTTCCTTCCTATCGAGATGTTCTCCACCGGTTTTATCTATAAACTGGATCTTGCCGGAAGTATAGAGGAGTTCTGCTGGCAGACATACGGGGAATATAATGAGGATCTTCGTAATACTGTCATTCAGGAGTTTCTCCGTTACTGGGCCAAATACGACTTTTATTTCTATTGTTATGCGTATGCGCGTATCAAAAACAAAGAAGGAGGGGAGGATGTGCCTTTCCTGCTACGTCCGGCGCAGGTAAAGCTGGCTGAGACGTTTGAAAGGATGCGCCGTGCCGGCAAGCCTATCCGTGTCATATTGTTGAAGGCCCGCCAGTGGGGGGGATCCACATGCACACAGATATACATGTCATGGATACAGATAATGCATGTGAAGAGCTGGAACAGCATCATTGTCGGACATCAAGGGGACAGTGCGGCTGAAGTTAAGGATATGTATGTCAAGCTCATAACCCAACTTCCTGAATTCCTTTTTTATGAAGAAGGGGTGGAGTTTGACGGCTCTCTTCCGAAGATCAAGGGAGGGGGAACTTCTAACATAAGTCTTATACCTTCCCGAAACTGCAAAATCAAGACGGCAACCGCGATGAATCCGGAGGGCGCCCGTGGTGGTGATTCGGCCATGGCGCATTGTACGGAGGTGGCGTTTTGGCCTCAGACGGAAAAGATGGATCCGCAAAAACAGGTGAAATCATCCTGTTCGGGAATCCTGTACAAACCGTATACGATGATTGTGTATGAAAGCACGCCGAACGGGCAGAATTTCTACAAGGATGAATGGGATCGTGCCAATGGAACGGATGATCATGGGGAGAGACTGTCCGCATTCGAGCCGTTGTTTGTCGCATGGTGGGAGATAGAGGAATATCGTCTCGATCCGGAAGATATGCTGGAATGGGCCTGTACCCTGATAGAAAGGCGTAACGATAAGTCCGGAAACTGGGACTATATGTACTGGCTGTGGACTATTGGAGCGACATTGCAAGGCATCTACTGGTACAGGCAGAAGATGAAGGAATATGCGGACATACAGGACATGCAGCAGGAGTATCCGTCCGATCCGGTGGAGGCATTCAAGTATTCCGGGCAGCTTGTATTTGACATTTACAAGGTAGAACAACTCAGAAGGTTCTGCCGTGAGCCGGTATTCCAGGGGGATATTTCCGGAAAATCCCCGAAAGGTGAACAGGCTGTCGAAGGGCTGAAACTGTTCAGGCGTAAAGGAGGGGAATTGAAAATATGGGAGATGCCAGACAAGACATGGAGGTTGGAAAACCGCTACTTTGTGTCAGTTGATATCGGGGGGAAATATAGGACGAGTGATTACTCTGTGATTACTGTGCTGGACCGCGCGGATATGATGGCCGATAGCGGAGTGCTCAATGAGGACGCTGGACCGCGTGTGGTGGCGGAATGGTACGGGCATACAGATCCGGACCTGCTTGCGATCAAATGTGCGCAGATTGCGTCATTCTATAACAATGCTCTGCTCATTGTCGAGAACAACACGGCTTACAGTAAGCTTAATGATGTAGACACAGACAACGTCAGCGAATTGTTCTTTCCCATTCTTATCCCTCTTTATGATAATGTATATGCGCATAATCGGAGCGAGTTGGAAAAAAGGAGCCAGAAAGAAACCAGATGGGGGTTTAATACCAACCGTAATACAAAAGTGGCCATTATTAAGTATATGGAACAGTGTGTGCGTGACAAACTGTGGATAGAGCGTGAAACCGGAATGATAAAGGAATTGGGATGGTACATGAAATATCCGAACGGCAAATACGGCGCGCTTGCGGGGAAGCATGATGATCGGGTAATGAGCAGGGCAATAGGATTATACGTGAGCCGTTTTGAATGGGACAGATATCCGGTGAGGGTGTTGCCCACTATGGAAGAGAAAATGAATAACATGAAACGCCTCAACAGGTCGGCGACGGGTGCGGAGGCTATATTATATAAAAATTAGTAACATTATGGGAAAAATTAAGTTGTTTTTGAAGGCGGTAAAAAGCCTTGTGCAGAAACGCAGGATCGCAAGTCTGTGGAAGTCCAGCTTGTTATTGAAAAAGGCGATAGAAGAGGCTGAGGAAAAGAATAAACAGGACGGAAGGCGTTATTTTGTCATATGGGATCCTGCACAACAGAAGCTCATCTCTATCACTTATGATTATTATAAGGACAGGTGGGACAGTTATAAATATCTTTTTCATCGGGGAAGGTTCCGTATGCGAATGAACCGAGGGCAGTTGAAAGAGATGTGCTTTTATTACACGAAAAGCAAGAACGGCTCACCTTCCTGTCAGGACGAGGAAAGAAAGGAGAAAATGATAGAATGGCAGAATTATTATCATCGTCTGCTGGTTAGTGACAGGATTCGTGTTATTTCTCGTTGCTGGAATTTAAAGTCATTATGGAAGAAGATAACTTTGCGCTCAAATAAAATAGCACATAGGTATTAGTTTAAGGTTTTAGGGACTCGGGCTTGTGAAAGTCTGAGTCCCTTTTATTATATACATTTCATTGTGAAGCTCTTGCTTATCTTTGAATAATAAAAAATATATTTATATGGAAAGATTTGATTCTTGCTTTCATCCTCATCATGCATGTGATCCTCATCCGAATGAATATCATGAAAATATTCATTATACGCCTGATCAGATTAATGCATTGCTGGGGCTTATTCCTTATAAGGCGGACAGAGCCGAAGTCCCTAGAATGGAAACGTTGAACGATGTCAATTATATAGGTCATGTGGCAACTTCTGAAGCGTTGCCGGACAAGATGGAACAACCGTCATGGGCACTTGTCGGCAGTGTGAAGAAAACAAAGCCGTACTTCTACTATGTTGAAGGATTTGTTCCTAAAGGATATCGGGCCGGATGGAATGATTTGAGCGGTGTTCTGGGAACTTATGATCTCACAGTCGATAAGGTGAGCATCTTCGATTATAATCTGCTGACTGAATATAATGTAAGCCGTAATCATACCCAAGATACCCGGATATTCTCACATGATTGGAAGGAACAGAGATATTTCAGTGCATTTCCTGATTATGTTGAAGGGAAGAAATACAGACCCTGTGATCGTGTCAACATGCCGGGGTACACAAAAACGTCATTTGTAGCACAACGAAGCACGTCCGAGGCCCCTTTTGTTGTAAAGAAGAGCAATGTGTTTACTTTTGAAGATGCCATAGCGCTTGTACCGGAGGAATACAGAATACCCGGCATGAAGGTCACGTTTGTTTCTGCTTACACCAATCAGGCTGAAACATGGTATTTTAAGGGAAATTCTGCTTCGCTTTGGAAAGACAAGAAAAGCTGGTGGAAGATTGATTTAGAGGCGGAGCGTAATGAGATTCATGCTGAAGAGGTATTCATTCAGAAGATGGAAGCACCGGAGATGGTGGCTGATAGGGCCATAGCGGATGAGAACGGCAACCGTATACCGGACACTTATCTTACACGCAAAGCTGTCAGACGTCACATTGAGGATACATTCAATGATATGTTCATTGATAATCCTCCTACCGTGATGGACGGGATGATAACGCCCGAGATGCTTAGTGAATCCACCAAACAGCTTATCGGTAACAAGAGCATAACCAATTTTGCGGATGATGAGGATATTACATCGGTTCACGGTCAACTGAAACTGGCTAATAAAAGGTATGATCCGAATAATTACTCAGGGAAGGGAAGATGTTATCTGCGCAAGAATCTTGTGGCAGGGCGAAATATTCTGACCCAGTCCATGATATGTTGGTCTGATACGATTTATGTCATACAGTATGATTATGATTTGGAGGGGAAAACTATCACTATTCCGTCAAAATGCACTTTAGATTTTCAAGGAGGGGGATTTAGTAATGGTACTGTCGTTGGCGACAATACCAAAATTGAAGCAGGACTGGAAAAGATATTTGGTGCTATAACAATAAATGGTAGCTGGGATGTGGCGGCAGCTTGTCCTGAGTGGTTTGGGGCACTTCCAGATGGAGTACATGATTGTACTGAATCTATACAGGATACCATTAATAATTTTGATATTGTTAAATTAAACAATGGAATTTATTTTATAGGTAATACGATTCAGGTAAGAAGTAATATTACTTTGTTTGGAGAAAAAGGTAAAACTATCATAAAATCTCCAACTACTAAGGAGTTTGATGTAAATGATTTACCAAATGCGAATACCCTTCCTTATATTTTTTACTCTGAAAAAGCTGTGAAAGTTCTATTTAGAGGGCTTTCTTTTATATTGGGGGATTACTATAATGGTATAGGTTTTAGGCAAAGTGTCAATGGGGATACGGATGAGTGGGACGCTAAAATATATGTAGAAAACTGCCATTTTGAGCATGGGTATAGAGCTGTAAGTATTGAAAGGACTTATAGAGAATGTAGAATAATAGATTCTATCTCATATTACGCATGCGGTGACTATGCTTTTTTTATGGAAGGAACTGATAATTCTATTCATAATAGTACGGTTGGGAGTTGTCAACAAGGAGGTATTTATTTATCTCAAAATTCAAGAATGTCTAATTGTAAAGTTTTTGTTGCCAATAAAGCCTGGAGATATAAATATGATGCTGTTACTCCTAGAAGTAAATACGCAGTTTATGTAAGTGGCAGTTATTGCAATGTAACAGGCTTGGATATTCAACAAAATTGTGCAAATGGTATTTATGTGGGAGGACATGATAATTATATTCAAGCTGTTCTGAATGCTAATGGGTATCAAAGAGATAAACAATCCTCAATATTATGTGCTAATGCCGTTTTGAAGTGTAGTAATAGTATATTAATATTTACTTCAACCACAGGCTTTTTAAATAGTTATGTATCTCATTATCTATATTCTGTAGGAAGCCCAGCTTATGCTGTTAAAGGTAATTATATAAATATAAATACGCATGATGAACCAGGAGAAGATACTCCTTATGTGTTAAGCAATTTTTCAGCTTTTAATAATATAATATTTAATGGAGCGAATATAACTAAATGCCATAATCTTCCTGAGGATTTTGTTAAAAACAACATTCATTCAGAAAATGTATCTAGGGGAGAAAGAATGTATGTTACAGTTGGTGTTGGTAAAGCGGTTTCTTTTGATTTGGATGTTACAACTTTTATCACACAATATACTGTTATACATCAGTATTTAACTTTTATAGTTAATCCGTCATTAGCAGTCGTAGATACGCCCTTGTATGAAGTTGGAAGATATAAATTAATAGTAAATGTTGACAACATAGATTATACTCTGAAAACCGATATGTTCCAAAACGGGTTAGTATCAATAGAATCTATTAAATATTTATACGATATAATACCGGATCCGAAGGATTCACAGTGTAAATTAAGATGGGAATTAGCAAATACAAGTAAATCCGCTATAAACTTGGCAATTGATTACCCTATAATTGAAATATATAAAAATAATACAGGTTATGGAAGCAGTTATGAAACTAATATTATTCCGACGGATTTGAGTAAAGATTTTTGTAAGGATAAGAAGGGAATTTATGGGAAAGTTGCAGATAATACTTATGATATTAATTTGGGGATTATAAGGTTTAATAATGCAATTTCTGATTCTCCGGAATCTTATGAATACATTAAGATAACTAAAGTTCCGACAAGCGGTTTTCGTTTTTTATATTCGACATATAGGATATTAACCGAATATTCTTTGCTATATGTAGATAATAAATTGTATATACTATCTGATAGATACGATACTGGCAATGATTCTTTTTTAAATATAAGATGGATATTTGACCCTGTTTCTTATACATTAGACATTTGGATTAAAGTTTCTTCAAAATATGGCAAATTGATAGTGAGAGATACCAAATGGGCTACTCTTAACACTTATGAGTGGTTCCCTAAAAATACAGATCCATATCCGGTAGAGGCTGTTGATGCTGAATTTATTACCTCGGATATACTTACTTTGCCTGATACTTTAATTGGGATAAAAACCTATGATACGTTTGGAAATATATTAACTTGGTCTAAGTCTGATTGGTTAAATCCTGACGGAACTTTAGTGACAAAGGTTGTTTTCGCAAGTAAATTAAATGATTTTATTAAAAGTAATACTATATATAATATTATCAGATATATAGATTTGGAAGGAAAAACTCTTACTGTTCCTGATAATAGCGTGCTTAATTTTATTGGAGGTACTATTGGAAATGGAACTATAATTGGAAATAAAACTAAAGTCATAAATCTAAATGTTGATAGAATTGTTTTATCAGGGACTTGGTTTGATTCAGGAATTACTTCTAATAGACCTACTAATGTTTTAGTAGGATTTCAATATTTTGATAGTACATTGTCGAAACCTATATATTATAAAGGTAATAATGAGTGGGTTGACGCTACTGGGGCGACAGTATAATAACGATAATTAAAATAAAAGCCATGTTACAAGGATATCAAATAAGAATGCTAGAAGAGTATAAGCAACTTAATGACCGGGTGGAAAAGTTGGAGAAATTCATCAATGAATCTCCAGTGTTTTCTAAAATGGAAGTGCATAAACAAATACTTCAGCGTTGGCAACTGTCGGCAATGAAATCATATCGTGATGCCTTAAAGAGAAGATGTCTGGCAGAAGGATTTTCTCCGTTGACTGGGGATGGTCTGGAATAAATGTTAATTCTATAACTTTTTTAAAAAACATCATGGAAGATAACAACATACAAGATTCTTGCTGCAACAGCAAGTATGCAAGTATCAGGCAGATGGACAAGCTTGATGAAATGTTGGGAAGAAGATTCCCTTTCTATCCTCGTACAGTGATACAGGCGGTACATGACGGAAGAACCGGCGCGTCGTTGGAAGCGATACTGGCACAGTATAACAATATTTATGTGCAGTATCAGGGTACAGCGGGACGTACGAGAAATATTGTTCCGAAAGAAATGAGGCGTAAGGGGATCATCATATCATACGTGGATATGCAGGGGAATGCCATAACCGAGAAATGTGTGAATGATGCACAGAGGGACAACTTTCACTGGGGGCTTGATGTCAACTGGGTACGTGTGGACGAACTAACACTCTCTGGAGATATTTCCGTATCGGTAAAAGGCACATGGGTGATTAACGGTGAGGATACCGGCATAGCTGCTTTGGGGCCCAAAGGGGATAACGGACTTACCCCGTGGCTCAAAACGATAGATAACAAGCTTCACTTCTCCTATGATAACGAGACATGGGAGGTGTGCTCGGATTACATTGCAGCTTATTTCCGTTTTCAGGATAACAAATTCCAGATATCGCGGGATAACAAAACATGGTCAGATCTTAGCGGAGAAGTTACAAACAGTTTGTCTATTAAAGCCTATGTAACAGATAAATCACAATATCCTAATCCTAAGCAGGGTGATATGATTATGGTGGGACCTACCTATGCGGACGATGATACCGAACATACCAAGCCCATCTACCACCTGAATATTTATAATGCCGAAGGATGGATAGATAATGGCCCGTTCCAGTCCATCAATGCCGGTGTGGTGCAGGAACTGGGGAATAGCGAAACTGAAGTCATGTCACAGAAGGCTGTAAGTGAGAAATTTTCCGAGTTAGAATTAAAAACAGATTTAGTTTTTAATTCTACAAAATTAATCCATACTACTACCCCACCGCTATCAAATATCGGGGAAGGTTATACGGCTGCTGGAAGTACGGCTGGCAATGGATGGTCTAAATCTGATTTTATACCTATTAATTATGGCGATAAGATAGAGTACAAGCTTGATGGGTGGCAAAATTTCTGTATAATAGCATTATTTAATGCTAATAAAGAAAGAATAATCGAAGGGCAGATAGTAGGGAAAACAGGAATTTTTAGTGGCTCTAACAATTTTGTCTCGGGCGTTTTTGTTAATACTGACAATAATGTAAAGTTTGCGATAGCTCAGACAAGACAAGAAACTGTGGGTTCTGTATCTATTAAAGTTACTAATTACACGGATGATTTTATTAATAAAGTTGAGTTTGAGGCTTATAAGAAAGAAAATGAAAATGGGGAAAAAGAACTAACAGAAAGTATTGCACAGATAGACGGAGTGTTATATTCTAATGAGGAGGATAATATAATTATCAACAATTCATCTGGTAATGGTATTGCCTATTCAAACGGTAATAACGCTGGTAGTGGTCATTATGTAACAGAAAAGATAGCAGTATTTGAAGGGGATAGAATTGATTATACCTTATCAGAAGCAAGTAATTTCTGTATGATTGGCGCGTGGAAAAATGGGGTGTATTCTCAGTCTGATTCAGTTGCTGGAATTGCGTCTTTAACGAGCGGTACATATATTGTACCCAAAGGAATTACAGAAGTTAAACTTGGAACAAACGTATATCAAGGGGCAACAGCCAAGATTATAAGAAAAGAATTTAGATTTGCTACAAAAGAAGAATTTACTAAAATTAAAAATATAAAACCATTCAACACAGATATAGATGAACATCTAATTGATGAGGTGTGTGGAAAATTCTATGGAGAAAGAGCTATTGCCCATAATAAGTATATGACTTCTGCAAGTAAGATTGTATATGTTGATACAGTTGGAGGTAACGATGATGATAATGGATTGTCTCAAGATACAGCTGTAAAAACTCTTACAAAAGCAAATGAAATACTTATAGATGGTGACACTCTGTTAATAAAAAGAGGTAGTGTATTTATTGCCGAAGAAACTATTGAAAAAAATGGCATTATCATTGATTGTTATGGTGACCCTACAAAAGAAAAACCAACTTCATACAACCTTATCGATGTAACAAATTCTACAAATATAGAAAAAGTAGTTGGTTATCAGAATATATATAGAATTGCATGGGAAAACAAAGGCGCAAGTGGAAGTGACAGAGCTGCAATACAAGTATTTGTAGATGGGAAAGCCTGTGGGGACTGGACGATATATACAAGATATGCTCCAAGCGACTATGACGTAATAACCCAAGAAGGAGCAATGAAGTATCTTGATGAAAATGTAGATGACGCTGCGTGGTGCGATGCTTACTTAAACAATGGGTTCAGTAATGGATGGGAACCTGGAACAAATTATATATACTTTGCAGTATCATTTGACGCAACAGACCAGGCAACGCTAAATAATCACAAGATTCAAATCACAAGAAGTGTAGGGCAGTTGGTTAAGTTTACAGGAAAAGATACCGACTTGCGAAACTTTATATGGCAAACAATATGCTTTAATGTAGTTGACCCGTGTAAATTTAACGAAAATGTAGAATTATACAATTTTGTAAGACATGGATTCCATTATGAATGTTCTTGGTTTATGAACTGCAAAACAGATGTTTTGGAGGGTATTGGTAAACATTATCATTATCAGCCTAAGAACGACCAAACGTATTATGAGGAAATTATAATTTTTGGATGTAAGGCTATGAGCCGAAGACAAGACAGACAAGGCGAGTTATTTGATGGGCATGGAACTAATACGTCTACTCCCGTTGTAACATATAATAGGGCATACGTTATTAATTGTTATGCAGAAAACTTATTATATGCGTCAGATTCTCCCAATATAGCTAATACCTATATTAAAAATCTTGTATTGAAAGATTGTGCATCTATATCAGTTTATAGAAATAATACTATAATAGACGGTGTTTTTGGAACTCTAAATCCTATATCTAACACTCCAATAATAACCACTCCGTCAAAAAATGGAAATGGTTTATTGAAGAACGTACATTTAAATATAAATTCTGAAAATGGCGGAACATATTTAATGTATGATACTGGATATAACAAAGAATACGGTAATATGGTGTTTGACGATGTTTGTCTGTTGGTGCGTAAAAAAGCTGAAAATGCAGGGACTTATGAATTGTCAACAACATTTGCATTTTGGAATGGCAATTCAAATTTCAAATTTAAAGGATGCACATTTGCCTGCAAGCACGACAGCGGTGTTAAAGAAAATTTCGCAAGAAATACGGATGATACGACAGATTTTTCATTAATGCAATTTGAAGATTGCATAATTGCAGGTATTGTAAATAATAAAAATTTATCTAATGATGGTATAACTTGGATTGATAACACAGATGATTTGTTCTTGTCAGAGTATCTGCCAAGGCTTATGTACGTTAATGGAGGATTAAGAATTTTAAAGAACTTGTAGAGTAATTAGAAAAGTTTTTTTGTAAATAAGCCAACTGGCGCAGTCTGCCTCTGCGCCAGTTGGTTTACGTTTTAATATATTCCTAATATTTGTTGATTAGTTGAAATTAAATAATTTTTCAAAGTTTCCATCACTAAAGGCTGTTTCTAAGTTGTGTATCTTTTCGTCTCTTCCCTCTTTTAAAGAGGTTATATGTAGGATGTTTGCTGCAACATCCCAAGTCTCTAATCCGAATTTATTAAGATACTCTTCTACTGCTTTGTCTATACCGTCAAAATCATTTGTAGTGTCCAATCCTGCTACAATAATTGCTTTTTTCTCTGCACTGACACCAATACATTGAATGGAATCAAGTCCTTTTTGCTTTACCCTATAGTAGTTGAATACAGTTGTCTCTTTACCGTTTTCTTTCACTATCTTTTTCATGAAAGGTAGCTCTGGAGATTGTTCTGGTAAAACTACTAAATCCCAATTTATAGTTATTGTTTTACCTGGAACTTCAGTGAATACAGTATCAATATCATCCATATTGCTTGAAGAAACTGTTTTATTAGCTTTATTGCCACAACTAGCAAATACAGCTAAACATGATAAAAATAAGAATACATTTTTCATAATTATTAATTTTAAGATTTTCATAATCGCAAATATAGCGATTTGTTCATGAATGTAAAATATTTGCATGGAATTTTGTATCTTTGCATCGCACATAGCGATGTGCATCAGGATTTGGACGGTTCCGATATAGTTTCGGGCCGTCCTTTTTTGTTTTCACACTGGTTGGTCTTGTGTATGTTTATCCAATATGTGACAAGGGCGGCTGTCTTTCCCAGATTGCCGCCCTTCCTGTTCAATAATGATTAGTAATCAGGTATAACAAAGGTATACAAAGATATAAAACAATCTTATTAAAAACAATCGGTAATGTAAAATCTTGAGATTTACATTGTAAATTACAATTATATGCGTATTTTTGTGCAAAAAATATAAAGTATATGAAAAGGTTGGTTATAGCTTCATTGTTTCTGTTTCCTTTTTTGCGACAAATGCTGTGGGATGGATAGATGTTTAAGATACATGAAAACTATGAGTCTTTTTCTTGTTTTCTATGGGATGAAATATTACTTCCCTAGCTGGATATATGTTTGTTATACCATATATAAAGAATCTGAATAATGTGATTGGTTTGATTAGCCTCTCCCGAGCTATTGAAAAGTTGAATTAAATAAATTACTGTTATGCTACAAAGATTAGAAGTTATTGATTTTTTGCGAGGATTCTCTATTTTTACCATTGTGTTAATGCATTTGTTGCAAAGTTTTCCGATAAGTCCGTTCTTAATGGCTGCTTCATCTTTTGGTGGGGCAGGAGTACATGTATTCATCTTATGTAGTGGATTTGGACTTTATTTATCATATTTAAACAGACCGCTTACTTATATTCAATTTTTGAAACGACGTTTTTTGAAAGTTTATTTGCCGTACATAATAATTATATTGATAAGTGCTCTGATTCCTTTTTATAATACCTCATCGGATAAACTTCTCCAAGTACTTAGTCATGTATTCCTTTTTAAAATGTTTTTCAATGATTTGGAAAGTTCTTTTGGATTGCAGATGTGGTTTGTTTCAACAATTATTCAGTTTTATTTGTTATGGCCTTTGTTGTTGAAACTATTTAATAAATCTACGGGGGTGATTTATGCTTTGCTGATAAGTCTGTTATGGACTACTATTGTAGCGATGCTTGGGAAAAGCGATGTGCGTGTATGGAATAGTTTCTTTTTACAATATCTTTGGGAATTTGTTTTAGGTATGTATTTAGCTAAATGCTATAAACTTAATGCAAAAATAGTCAATTCGTTGAATTTTAATATATTAGTACCTGTCTGTATAATATGTGTTGCTCTTACAGGATTTGCTGGAATAAAAGGAGGCATTTGGAAATTATATAATGATATTCCTTCTATGATTGGATATTTGTTTGCGTTGTTGATTATATATAAATTACATATAAAACCTATTAGTAGCTTATTTATGTTTACTAATAAGATTTCTTATGAATGGTACTTGGTGCATATACTGGTCTTTAGTTGTACTTTTTATTATTTGTATAAGTTGGAAACTTTTAGTATGGTAGTAATAGCTGTCATTTCATTTATTCTTTCGTATGTTGTGGCTTGTTTATATCATTGGATTCTTGGTAAGATGAAGGTATTTTGAAATAATAAGATTCATTATAAACAATAAGATCTTGGCGAAATGAAGAGACAAATATTTACTGCTGCTGAAGAAGAACAGGATACTATGTGGAAGAGGGTAAGAAATTATATTCCCATGACCTTGGTCAAGGGAGGAAAGTGATAAAATCAGTTATAAAAGTTGGCGTTTACATTGTGATTGCCAACTTTTTTTATAGCTTTGCATAAAAAGTATACAGAATGGGAAATTTCAGCAGGCAACAGGAGGAGAAGAAGGAAGTTAAGGAGAAAGACAAAGTGAGGCGTGAAACGCTTGGAAAGTTCTTTTTCGATTTGGCTAAATTGGCTTTCGCTGGTCTTTTTGTTAGTTGGATTACGCCTTTATCTACTAATGTAAACAACAATGTTGCATGGACTGTCTTAGTTGGAGGTGTAATGTTTACTGTTGTATTTGCTATGATTGGAAATAAAATTTTAAAATAGGAGGTTTATATGGATATGCTTGCTATGACTTATATAATAGGAACTGTTATCGGAGTAGTCTTTCTTATATGGTTATACACAAAGCCCGGTAGAAAGTGGCTAAAGAGCTTGTAGTATACGCTATAATAAGGAGGTAATTTGTGGAAGGTTTATTGATTGTGCTTGGTGGTTCTGGAATGTTAGCCTTTTTCTTCGCTATATGGTTAAATACCCGGAAAGGCAAGAAATGGCTCGCAAATCTATAGTGTACTTTTCATTGGAAATATGAGGGTATTATGGATGCATTGACAACGATTTTTTTAATAACTAGCGTCATAGGTTCCGCATTGGTTATTTGGTCACACACCAAGTCTGGAAAGAAATGGCTCGCAAATCTATAATAAGACAGGAGGTTTATATGGATATGCTTGCTATGACCTATATAACAGGAACTGTTATTGGAGCAGTCTTTCTTATATGGCTATACACAAAATCCGAAAAAAAATGGTTAGAGAGCCTATGATTATGGATGCGGTAACAGATTTTATCATTGAAAGATTAAAGAAGCTTGATGATATGTTCAAGGGTATTTTCATCAAATATGCTTTTGACAGCATGACTGATTTTCATATAATTGAGATATCCCCGGAAAATATTAGAAGAAGAGATGATGAATACATAAGATGGGAGTCCGATATGTGGAATGATTTCTTTGCCATGTTCCCGGATGAGGATTTGCTTATCTCGGAGCCTTGCGAGTCTAATGATATGTATAATGTGTTGTTTACCAATAAATTTTGCTAGAATGCCGGAACGGCAGGAGAAATAAATAAACATTAAAGGGTTATCATTATTGGTAACCCTTTAATGTTATCGTTTTATTGTCTATACACCTTTTCAACTTCTTTTCTCACTTTTTTAGTGATAGTCTGTTTCTTGTATTTTTTTTCCATATCTGGGTATTCCGGATGTTCTTCCAACCATTCTTTTTTATCTTTGGCTTCGTCATGTTTTCTTTTGAGTTTTAGGAACTCTTTTTCATTTTTCAAAGTTTCCTTCTCTTTTTCATTGAGGTTGTTGATGATGTATTTCTTTTTTATTTCAGAGTCTTTCCTTTTAGATGTTCCGTCTGAATAGGGCAGTTTCTTTCTGTAGTCATTAAACAGTTTTCCAGCCTCATACATCTTGTTCAGATATTCATAAGGTCCCATATCCTTGTATAGTTTCTCGGCCATTTCCTTTCGTTGGGATTTGGGAAGGTTGATTAGGAACATAAAATCTACAAGGTCGGGGCGTCCTTCCCTTATGGCGGATTCGGCTCCCAGATAAATGTTTTCCAGTGTCTCTACATTTAATCCGGCAAATTTCCCTAATTTGGCGGCCAGCTCCCTTTGTACATTCAGGTTGAATCCGTCTTTTACCGCCTCGCTTATCAGATTTGACATCTCTGTAATGAATGAGAGAGGATCATATTTGTTCCCTTGTGATATGGCGTTGACAAACTGTCCAATGGAAGTTCCTCCCAAGGAACTTAAAGCAGCAGATAAAAATATGCTTTTCAATTGTTCATCAGTGAACCATAAATCCTCATCCCCGTCCCCGTATCCGAACATGGCGTAGATATTGGATATGAGTGGTGCTGTGATTCCTGCAATACCGTATCCTCCTGCCGCCCACAAGCCTCCCATTACAAATAGTCCGAAGGTGGCTTTCCTCAGCCCGGTAAGATAGCTGCCCATCATTGTTCTTTGGGCTTCGTCTTTATTCATTCCGGATTCAATGTTCAGATTGTATATCCTTTTTGCTCGTGCCATTTCAAGAAGCCCCTCAATACCCATCCGCTGGTATCCTATGTTGCTGCTTTGGTAAGTGGTCAGCGCCTTGTAGAACACATTGCCGCTTGCCTGCATAGGGGACATCATTTCCGGGCTGGAACTCTGCTGGCTTTCATTGAATGCTATTTCAGCGTTGTATTTGGCTAAATTGGCGGCTTCCTCATTGCCCAGACCTCTTTTTTGCGCACGCTCATATTCAAAATTGTAAACGGCTCTCGCTCCGGCCGCACATGTCAGCGCATCAATAAGCTTGTTGGGATACATGCCTGCATTGGTAAGTTTCTCCAGCTTGTTTTTGAATGCATTTTCATCCTTTAATGCTTCGATTCCCATATTTCCCGTATCAACCCGTTCTTCAAAAGAAGGAAGATGCTCCTTCGCCCATTTCATGTTTCCTGCCGGGGTGAATATGTATTTGAACAAATCAGCCTGATACCCCGGATTTCCGCTGTATGCGGAAAATGCCGGATAGGAGAGCACCTGCTTCATTGCGGTGTTGAGTCTGAATGCGATATTGGAACCTGCCCAATACCTTAGTATCTTGTTTAGTCCGTTGTTGAGCGAGTCTTGTTTCTGCTTGTCGTTGAAACTCCGTACGGCCACCTCCGCCGCTCTCATGAAGATATCAAACATTCCTTTATGGTTCGCCTCCATATAGTTCTTGAAAGCCTTGCTTCCCCGCAGGAAATTAAGATCCTGGCGCAGCTCAGCCGTTGCCGCCCAAGTTTCCATATCTCTTCCGTATTTTAGCATCAGATCAAAAGCGTTTCTGCTAGTGTCCACCTTCAGGGTATTTATCGTACGGTTGATTATGTTTCCGGTTATTGTGCTTGGCATACCGATGATTGTTTCTCCCAGCTCCCCCTTTTCACGGATTTCGGATTTGGCTATGACCATAGGGAAATAATTCTCCCGTGAAGCCATGCTGGTTCCCGTCATTCTTACATGGACCGGATTGTACCTTTCTTCTCGTAGCCTTGGAAAGAAGTCGTCTGTGATCCATTCTCCGAGTTTCATGTATTTATCGCCTATAAAGGATTCTATCTCGGTCATGCTGTCTTCCGTCCATCCGTCCGCCTCTAGCTTCATCTTTCCGTCCGGCTGTCTCCATGTGAGCCATACATAGAACGCCTGCCCTTTGTTTAGGTTTGCCTCATACAGGTCGCCCTCCTTATGGTAATTGCTGTCGTACATATATTGTTTGTGAATCCTTTTTTCTGATTTTTGAGAATCCCTGAATACATTTTCCATTGATTTTCCGAACAGTTCCTTTATTTTTTCTTCCAGTTCTTTGTTGTAAGCCTTTACCCCCAAATATATCCTATCGTTGGCTTCCACCACTCCATGACTGCTTTTCATGAAATAATCGTATAAGGGGCCTTTTCCTATGGCGTGGTTCTTGTCTATGGCTTTCAGCAGATAATCGAAACTATACATGGGATAGGCGATAAAGTCACCGATGCTTTGCAATATGGACACAGTTTTTTCCATATTTGTTTCTTTCTCGTTTATACCTTTTATTCTTTTATCTTTTACGGCATTTATTCCCATGCTGATAATTCTTCCCCGGTGCGCGGCTTTTTCCTTGTTCAGCATGGCAAGGCGGCTTTTCCCGGTATCAACAAGTTCTTTCAATTCATTGTACACATTATCGGTTATCCTTATTAACTCTTCCTGCGCTACGGGTATCTGTGCAGCTATTTTCTCAGCCTCCTGCAGATAAAACTTTCGTGCTTCACCCTTGTTGTTGTAGGCGGCTCTTCTGGTGGTCACAAGATCGCCCTCCAGTTTGTCCAGATCTCGTTTCATTTTTCTGGATTCGGCCAATAGTTCGCGTATGGAAAGAGAATCATACTCATCGGCCATAGTCTGTGTGAACACACCTGTTCCTTCCGCCGCTTCATCCATGGCATTCTCTAGCTCTTCCCGGCGCTTCCGTATCTCTTCAACGGATTCAAGTTCTTTAGTTTTCAGCAGTTCGGCTCTTTCTTTTAATAGATTATCCCTTCGGCTTTTCATTTCATTCTGCTGACCGGTAAGTATGGTGATGCTTTCAGGGGATGTCTCAGATTTTATGAGTTTTCCCAGTTTTACAATTTCGCTTCTTACGGCACGGAGTTCACTGTCAGCGCTTGTTAGCAACAGGTCTTTGTAAGCGGATCGTATACTGTCAAACACACGTCTGGTAGCCTCATCAACAACTATCCCTTTTGATACGCCTCTTGTATCCTGCCCGGAAAGCTTCGTTTTTATCATTTTTTGCATCCTTTTCACCGAACTGTCATATTGGGCATAGTTTATCAACTTTTCAACAAGATTTAGTGGTTCCTTGAGTTTATTTGTTGATGCGGCCTTGTTTACTTGGGCAATCAGTGACTTTATCATATGTGGCCCCATTTCTTCTCCCGCTTCCTTGGTCAGTCTTTGATCTATAAAGGAAAGCATGGCTCTTGACGCAGTCTCGTATTCCTCTTTATTTCCTTTTCGTGCCTGATCCAATTGCTTTTTCAATTCCCGTATCTCTTCTTTCAGATTTTTAATAATCTCCTTCTTTTCTTCCTTTCCTGGAATACGGAACAAGGTCTCTCCCTGAGGAACAGACGGGATGGTACGTGAACTGCCTGAGAACTCACCAATTCCCAGTTTTGAACGCATGACGGTTTCCTTTGCCACATCAACAGGATAGTTTGACTGTTTCAGTCTGTTGTGGCTTTCATAAAGGATGTATCTCAGCTCATTGTCCGTCAGTTCAAATCCCAGATTCACTTTCGCTTTACGGAGCATGTCTATAAAGAAGGCTTTGATTCGTGTCCACAAGGACTGCTCCGCAAAGGTAGCCGGTCCGCGTTCGGACAGGTCTGCCATATATTCTTCAGTTGCTGTACGGATGGATATGTTCTCATTTTCCGCCATCCGGTTGATGGCCTGTCTGATTGATGGTGCGGCATTGTTGTATACATTGTCAAGGAAGGTATCGAAGTCCTTTCCGAACAGCTCACGCAATCCCTTATGTGCCACCACCTCATGGAATATAGTCGCCTGTGCGTCCTCCACGGATGTTGTGTTTGGCATATATAGATATACCTTGTTCTCCTTTGGTGAGTACCATCCTTTGATATTGGCTCCTGATTCGATACGTCTGCGCGCCTCGCCTTGTGGTAGCTGGTCTTCGGAAGTGATTTTTTCTATAGGTGTATGAAGAGACTCAGAAAGTTCATTCACTGCTGTATTCATGGGAGCAGACACAGAAGCATAAGCCTCCAAAGCGTCGTTTATAAATATCTGGTCTTCTCGTGCTACATCTTCCGTTTCCGAAGCAAGAGTATTGCGGCGTTTCTCAGGTGTCATATTCATACGGGATTGTACATTACGTGCTTCAACTTCACCTGATAGTTCATTGTATCTGTCGTTTTCTCCACCAAGTCCAAATTTTTCAATAAGAGATTGATACTCATTATAAGCATCCTCATATCCTTCTTTATCATAACCTCGCACCCAAAGATTGAATCCCTTATCAAAAGCATTACGGCTGGGGATAAAGCCATCCCCAAACTCGAATCCATCTGAGTGATATTCATTTACCAAAGCATTATAAACATCCATCTGTGAAGCGTCTTCTCCAAGTTCCTCACGCTTGTCAGCAAACTCTTCAATCATGGACCAGGCATCGCGCTTTTCTTTTAATGCGTCAAGGTATTTTCTATAAGTCATACTGTTTCCACCACGAGCGAATCCTTCAATTGATTGTACGGCATGCTGTACCTCATGCGCTAAGATACTACGGAAATCCGCCCTGTCTAGAACAAACTCATTCACACGTATCAAGTTTTGGCTTCCATAATAAGTCGCTCCCATATTGCTTGTAGGGGCGTTGTATATCTCCACGCGTATCTGCTTCAACTCCGGATAAGTCTTAAACAAATTCTCATCCTTCACATAATCGTCAAGATAATGCACGTCGTTCGCTTCGTATGTGGCGCGAAGTTCTTCTGCCTTTTCTGATAATTCATCAAAACGGGCTGCTTCTTCTTCCGTCAGCTCTACTCCATCAAACAGTTTGTCGCTTAGCGCATCATACTCTTTGCCCCATGACAGGTTGGACCAAAGTCTGTTTTTTCGCGCAAGTCCTTTCGGATCAATCTCGAAATCCTCCACTTCATATCTCCATTTTCCGTCAGCCCCACGTTCCCAACCTGTAGCCTGCTTGATTTTCCTAGCATTTTCTTTTTCATTTGTTTGGAGAATCGAAAGCAAACGCTTATCTTTGACATCAGATAAAGGCGAGTTACCATCTATTCCAGCTTTTTGTATTGTTGGGGCAATGGATAGTAATTTGCCTTTCTCTATGTTAGTCAGTTTGTGGTCATAATACCGTTCTCCATTGTTTTGATTGGCGATAACAGCTTTCACAGTATAGTCAACACCGGCTATTTTCAATCCACATACATAATAAGAGAATGATTTTACACCGGGATATTTCTCCAAATCTTCGTTGGCAAGTTCTTCAATGAAGACGGAGTTTTCAATAATCTGAGGTACGGCTGCGATAGATTGCAGATGTTCTACATCCTTATAATCATGCTGCAATATTTCACGAATACCTCCCCGACTATTGCCTCCTGTCACAGAGATAATAGCTCCCGTATCTTTATTGATATATTCTCCACGTAATGACTTTCCATATTCCAACGCATTTTTTTTGTACTGTTTCAAGTCATCGCTCGGTTCTATCTCTTTACCCGTAATCTCTATCGGCTCACTCTTCCGCAGCTTCTCAATGCGCTCTTTCTTCGTATTGAAAGCGGATTCCATCTCTCGTGCCACATTCAGGTTATCAAGGCGGGTAGTTGCTTCCTCTGCCTTATCCAGTTGGGATGCGCCTTTCTCTCCAATAAAACGATATCTTACATCCGCTTTTCTTGCATTGAATCGCTTGGAAGGAGGAATAACATTACCTTTGTCGTCACGGGTTATCAGGTCATTCAGTTTTCGGTTGTTTTTTGTATTCTTGTAGCGGTAATCGCTCCTGTCATCATATCCCCATTCGTTGATATCATTCCCGTCCCAATATAGATTTTCAGCCGGTACTTCTTCCTTCATAATTCTGTAATTGCCGTTTAAGGCATGTTCTCCATGAACTTTTACATAGGATTCAGACAGGGAAACCCAGTCACCGTTTCTTACCTTTCCTTCTTTCAATGATTTTGGAACGGCACGATAGATGGTAACGGTCGGTTTTTCTCCTTTGTCAATGGCAGACAATGCTTCATTGATTGCGGCGGCACTTTCATTTCTGTATTGATCCCTGTTCATGCGAAGCTGCTCATTAAAGGATTCGCGTATCTGATCTTTGTTTGCGGCAATGTCAACCATGTTTTTATCAATACCTTCCTCATCATAAGAGGGGGCGCGGTGTGCCATTCTGAATTCATCGGCGGAAACATAACCGTTTCTTCGTGCGGATTCGTTTATGATATCACGCATACGGGCTTCATTATTTTCTTTCATAGCCTTTAAATAGGCCTCATCCATCTCTTCATCCGTCATCAGTTCAAATTCCTTTAGACGCTTCTTTTCCGATTCGGCTTCTTCCTCTGCACGTTTACGGGCGGCTTCCATCATGTTACGGGCTTTCATTTCCTCTTGCACGTATTCATCTCTCAAGGCATCCACATCACCGAACTTTTCATACAGCTCTTTTTTGATCGGAGAAAAAACTTTTACGAATTGCCCTAATGACAGGTTGGAGTTCTGGAGACGCACATTTCTGCTGATTGATTTGAAAGCATAACTTGCGCCACCCAGATTTTTCATTTTCATGGATTGTGCGTACTTTTTTACATCGGCTTCATCAAGGTTGTGCTTGTTGGCGAAAGAGCTTATTTCCTCATTTCCAACCTCGCGAAACCGGATGTCACTGCCTTCGGAAGCAAGTATCTCATTGCTTTCGTCATTCATTGCGTGTAAGCCGGAATATTCGGCTTCAAGTTCCTGCTGTTCCTGGTTCAGTTCCTGTTGCTCGGAGAAAACAGCGTCTCTCTCAACGGAGTCATTTCCGGCTTCTACCAGAATATCCTCCAGTTCTATCTTCCTGTCCTCTATTTCGGCCAGTCTTGTTTCTATGTCCTTCATTCTGTCCGCATTGGCGGATTCTATGGAAGGTGCAAGTTGCACAGGATTCACGCTCTTGTACTCAGAGAACGGCTTTGTCTTTTTTACAGAAGAATCAATCCATTTATAGAACTCATCCTTCGTTACTTCTGTAATGGTACTTATTCGGTTCTCCCAACCGGGAGAATAGTTTGCAAGATAAGAGGAACGTGCTTCATCCATAGACGGAAAACCGTACATTACCTTACTTTCGTCAAATTCACCCTTTTCATTGAGCTGGTCTACTACAAACACATTTCCTTCGGACGGATTGTCTGACAGGAAGATGTCTATATGGTCACCGTCCACGGCTTTCGTGCCACGGATATAGCCGTAGTCGTTGTTCATGGTAATGCTCCATTCCTGCCCGTTGGCATCCTTTCCGCTACGGACGGATCCTTTCGGATTTTCTATGGTAATATCATATCCATCAAGTTTAATGTGACCTTTCTTATAGTTCCCGGCTTCCTTCTGCGCTTCAGTAGGAGAGGTGTCGACCATTTCGCGTGCTTCCGCGATATGGTCTAGGAGTTTGTTTGTGGATGTGTTATCTTGTACATTGTCATTCTGAGGATGCAGTCCTTCATCAGTCTGTCCTTCCATTTGTCCGGATTTTCCTTGATATCCTTCAGTTCCGACGGCATGAACAGGTTTTTCTCCTTGCAGAACCGCATCGCCTCTTTCGCGTGTGCCAAATATTCCTCCTTGCTCATCGCTTTTACGCGTTCCGATTCCTTCGTCAGTTGGATTCTCTCTTCTGTTGTCATATTCTTGTTGCTTTATTATTTTATCGGCAAATGTATTATAAAATTCAGACTTTTCCTCATTCGAATAGACATTTGATTCAGAAAAGGCCTCATCATTAACCCATGCTTCATATTCATCCGGAGACATGTGGTATTGTTCTTGGTAGAATTGTTCTTTCAGTTCATCCTCATATTCTTTTTCCGCATCTATGGCGCGTTGCGCTTCTGCGGTTCTGTTGTTTCTTATCATATTGCTGATATCACCAAAAGTTCGGCTTTGTTGTAGAACGGATAGGATCGCGTTTGTGCCGGCCATGCCGGTATTGTCATTTTCCAGTCCTTCTTTCGCCACTATTGCCGGATAACTTTCATGGGCGATGCTTATCAGTCTGTCTCCGGCTTCTTCTACGGTCATACCCCCCCTCTCTCTTTTTCTGAAGATGGAAAGAAATGGCGTCAGGTCTTTGTGACTTAAGCCAGTCATGTTTCTGACACTTCTTTCTCCTGTCATTTGCAGGAATAGGGATTTTCCCAGTACCAAGGATGCAAGCTCTTCCAAAGTTTCCGGCTCGGTACGTGACAGAATTTCCTGAACAAGAGGATTTTCCGGAAGCTCCGTATCCGTTATTGACTCAGATATTTTCGCAGCAGGCTTCTGAATACTATTTTTCCTGCCAGTGTCCGGAATTCCCTCTGGTCCCATGCGTTCTTCACCTGTTCCCTTAGCTTCGGGTCTCTTCTCAGTTCCTCTTTCTTTGCCTTGTTCGCTTGTTTCTGAAACTGGTACGGGCTCATTTGTGTCATTTCCATTCGTGCCAGTCTTACTGCTTTCTGATATTCCATTTGTTTGGTTATTATTAGTTTCTGTTATGGGTATGACAGAGTTGTAGAAGTTCTTTATTTCTTCATTCTCCGCTTTTGCTTCTCTAATAGCGTCCCTTATCTCATTTCTTTTTCCCCGTGTGGCGGATGACAGGGATTCATTCAATTTAGCTATCTGTGCATCACTCGCCTCTATATCCTTTCTCAAGTCATCCAGAGCGGTTTCAAGTGATTCTGTCAGATTTGTGTATTGGAATGACTGCTGTGGCGTCAGAGATTCATAATCAATGCTTCCGTCCTTCTTTTTAGGAAAGGAGGATATAAGTTTGTCCAGTTCGGATTTTTCGTAAGTCGGACTCTCTGTGCTTTCCTGCAATGGTTGGTTTCCCATCTCTTTTCCTTCAGGAGCGGTTTCATTTGTTGAACTCTTGGATTTTTTCACCCAATCGGTGTACTCTTGGACGGGAACCGCACCTAACTGGTATGCTTCATTTTCCAATATATTCATTGATACCTCATCGCTTTTGACCTCATTGTACTCATCGGTTGGAACGACAAACATACCTCCGATTTCCTCATCAAAACCGATAATGGTCATACTTTCTCCTTCTGGAGTGATATAGGAGGCGCCGATTTCCGGAGCCGCTTCCGCATCATCTTTTCTTTGTGCGTCAAATAGCGACTGTTTGTATTTGAAATATTGCTCTTCTGTCACGAGTACGGAACCTGTTTCATTACCGTTGTTGTCTATGATTTTCCCGGACCATCCGCCGGGAACTTCCTCATCAAGTACTATCTCTTTGCCTCCTGTATATATCTTGTCACCTTTTTCGGGTTGTAATGCAAGTACTTCCGGACTGAATTTCCGAATTAACTCTTCCTGTCTTCTATTTTCATCCTCTTGTGCGTATTCAGTCCGTATTCCGGCTTTGTCCACATTGTCTTTCATGGCCCGGAGTTGTTCATCGCTGACAGAAACCGGCTCCCGACTTCCTTTCATGAGTACGGACCAATTGCCCATTGTATCCTGACTAACAACAGAAATGCCGGTCACTGTGCCATTATCATCCGCTATGCTGAATGTCTGTCCTGCGGATATGGGCTGTGCTTCCATGATTGCGGCATCGGCGTTGTATGCGCCAAGCATTTGTTCAAGAACTTGATCCCGTCCGACCATTGAGATCTCTGTGTCTGCATTGATTCTTACAGTCTTGGCATTATTCTCATCAAATGAGGCGAATATCGGACCTTCTGGACCGTTTTCCAATGGCACTACCATGAGTGTGCCTGTTTCTCCGGGTTGCCCAGTGGCATCTATACCATTTATGACAACTCCGTAACTGTGCTCCTTGTCTCCGAATCTTCCTAACGGAATAGTGACAACCTGTCCTTGGGGAGACATTTGCTGGACTTTGACAGCCGCCTGTTCATATTCGGAAGCATGAGCCTCATCCAATGCGTCCTCAACTGCGTCATGACGGTCTTTTTGCCGTAGGTAGTCCGTAGCCAAACGTCTGGTCTCTTCGTCCATGACATCCAGCATTTCCGCACGTTGGGCGTCATTGGCACCGGCAAGCGCATCTATGGCTTCATCATCCAGTACGGATGAAAGGCGTTCACGGGAAACTTCCTCACGGAGGACTGTCGTGCGCATGGCTACTGGATCATGAGTTGTATAGATATCCGTTCCCTCTTCTTGTGCTGCCGTGCGCTTTTCGGACTCCTCACGGGTCTGCTCTCCTGCAATGTCCTCCATGGCATTGTTCTTCGCAATGTCAAACGCATATTCTATCTCGGCCTTTTTCTCTTCCTTGCTGAGGCTACCGTCATTCATGGTTTCTTTGATGAAAATCCTTATGTCGTCATTGCCACGTTCTTTTGACATACGTTTCAGTTCGGACAGTTTCTCCTGTTGTTCTTTGGTCATGTTTCCGAAAGCCGCATTCATCTTCTGGCGGTGTCTTACCCTTTCAGCCCCCATGCTTCCAAGTCCTAATAAGCCGAAAGCGACGGAAGTGGGAGCCAGTCCAAGGAATGTGTCTATATTGTTGTCAAGGTCTGTGGCTTCTTCCAAGGTCATTTCACCTAACGGGACATTTGCAAGATTATTATACACCTCTTCCATATATTCTTCGGGTAGCCCGTGGAACTGCGCTTTTTTTGCGGCTTCTTTGAAAGTAGGGTTGTCCTTTATCTCCCTGTATAGCTTACCGGCCCTGCTGTTCGTTATATATTTCATGAATTCACTTGCGCCACCGGGAACGGTCTCTTCCACATTCTTCCATATTCCTTTGCCCAGTCCTTTGAATGCGTTGAAAATCATCTCGGATTGGTTCTCAAGAAAAGTGGAAGCGATTGATTTGCCGATGGCTTTACCCATATCCATTCCTCCTTCACGTCCTCCATAAGTCAAGTTTCCATCCTTGTCAACATCAAACAGAATATTCCCCATCATTCTGTCTTGTGCTCCTGCGGTGACACGCGCCAGTCCTGTTGTTCCTTCCATTCCTGCTGCGGCCAAAGCGTCTCCGGCAAGACGTGCCCCCATTTTTGACATTCCTTTTTTCATGGCGGACGCGCCGAATTTCTTCATACCGTATTTTAGAATGCTTTTGGCTATTCCCTCACCTGCCGCCGATATCGGGTTTATGGCGAATTCCAGCATGAACGGGATACTGGCTCCTGTGGTTTGTCCAGCCTTGTATCCTCTTCCCAAATCGGAGGAATAATAGGCGTTGACCGCCATGTTGGTGACAGCGGCGTCAAGCAACTTCTCTTCAGAAGGTGAGAGCTTTTCTCCTTTATCCGCTTTCTCCACCACATTTTTCAGACGGATGCCGCCTATCATGTCGGATATGCCTAAAGTCCATTGTTTGGGATCAAATGCGGTATCGGCGAAACCACGCGCTAGACCGCTAAAAAAGTTTGTTTTTCCTTTCTTCCCGGCTTCCTCTATAATATTGTTCGATTCATCAATAAGGTCTTTCGCCCCTTCCAAATAAGTCCTTTCTCCTCGGTACTGTGCTAATGTAGGATCTTCCCTTGTATTCATTCTGGCATTCACCATCGCATTACCGGAATCGTTTCTTAGTATTTTCTTTTGTTTGGTAATCTTTTCCTCTATGTTATCAAGGTCTTTGTTTACTTCATTGGTCAGGGTGCTAAGATGGGAGCCTACGCTCTTTTTGACAAATCCGGCAAGATCACGCTTCATGTCTGTACCGTAACGTGAAGTTATCTCTTTATTGTATACGTCCTGATATGATTCCAATTCCTTGCTAATGACCTCTCCGTAGGTCTTCTGAAACGCTTCGTTTGCTTTTTGGTTAAGTTCGTTCCCTTTATATTGTTGTGACAGCTTCCTGTATTCGTCTGAGGCAAGAAACCGGTTGGCATATTTGTCTTGAATCTCCTTCTGTATTCCGGCCATTTCTTCCGAAAGCTGTCTTCCTCTTTCTGTCAGGGCAAACCTGTCACGATAGTTGTTATATACATCATTCATGGACGATATGGAACGCGGGGTATATTCCTTGTCCAAGCGGCTTTCTTCTTCAACCGTAAATAGTTTGTCCAATTTTCCTTTGTCCATATCTACTTTCAATCTTTCTCCCAAATTTATCGGAGAAAATTGATATCTAGCTGAAACCTCCGCCTTGTCTGACTCCATTTGCGATGTGGAGGGGGGGATAAACTGAAAGTTGTCTTTTGAATGCACTTGTTCACGTAAGCCGGGACGTGTGCTGGGATTATAGTTTCTCATATCAAAAATCCTGTCCGCTTCCTCCTGTGTTCCGACACCACCTGAATATGTTCTTGAAACAGGGTCATATCCGTTGCCTGTTTGAAAGTAATCAGACTTTGGAGTTTGAGGGGTGTTGTTAGGTTGCTGTATTTGTACAGAGGAATCAACTGGTTGCATGAATTGATTAAAGTCCTCATATGAGTCAGAGTATCCGGTCTTATCCTTTAATACGTCATATACTTTCTTTCTGGCTTCCTCATTTTCATCCATGAATTTGTTAAAATCCTCATATGAGTCAGAGTATCCGGTTTTATCCCTTAATACGTCATATACTTTCTTTCTGGCTGTATTATTATCTTGCATGATTCATGTTATTTTAGTGACCAACTATTATTCCCCTTCAATGACCATGATTTGTTTTCCGGTTTTGAAGAGGGATTGAACGCTTCTCCGCTTTCCACTTTTTGCTGTTTCCCATAAATGGAGAGAATATAATCTCTCATGCCTTTTATGGATTTGGGGCGTTCATCCGCCTGAAGGCCGAATGTTTTTTCCAAATCGTTATACATTAGTGCGACATCTTCATTTTTATTCAGGTCATAGGCTCTTGTACTGCCGGAAAAGCCTTTTTTTCCACTTATGCGATATGAAGGATATTTATTTTTTTTGCCATTTTGCTTTTGAGAATCATTATCTATTCTCATTAGACTGATTCCCTCTGTGGCTTTATTATGTCTTTCGATTTCCGCCTGTTTAGCGGCGTTTTCTTCCGCCTTACGTTTGGATTCAGCCGCTTTTGCAGCCTGCTCGGTTTCAAACTTATATGTGTTCCAGTTGTATTCCCGTTCTGCTGCTGCTTGTTGTGCCTTCCATCGGTCTTGACGGGCCTTCTCTACATCTATTCTCGCTTGCTCGGCCCTGTCACGTGCGATCGCTCCGATATAGTCCTGATAATTCTGACGTGACAGATTGTCCCTGTATTGGCGTATTCTGTCAATACGTGCTTGGCCTTCACGTCCGGCTCCTGAAAGATTCATTGACGGATTGCCTCTTCGTGTCCTTACCACATTCACCAGATTGGCCAGAACACTTCCTACAGCATTGATGCTCTCGGCGGCACGTAAACGTCTTTCGGCGTTAATCCTGTCTTCCTCGCTTTGTAACGGGTCCCTTCCTCTCAAGGCTTCTGCAAGTTCGGTGTAAGATAATCCCTCTTGTCCTTTTTGCTTGCGATAAGAAGCCACTCCTGACAGGTATGCGGCCGGTGACAGCTGGGGATGAGCCGCATAGGCTTCTTGTGCGCTCATTTCCTGCCACGGCTTTTCTGTACCAGGAAGCTGGACGGGAAGCTTGTCCGCATTTTCCCGTTCTTGAACGGTATTGACTGTAGACACACTCGTCGCAGGTTTTTGAACAGCCACCGTGGGACGTAACGGCAACTGTTCCCGTGCGTTTTCCTCAGCTTGTCTCGCCACAGACTCGTCATGGATCTGCCGCTCTTCCTCCGGATTGACAATGCCGGCAGCTTCTTTTCTTTTTTGATAATTGGTATATCTGTCCGTAACTGCCATACCTGCTATTTCTTTTTAGTGATTTGACTGGCTACAGCACCACCTATAGGACCACCGAAAACAGTGGCCGCAGCGGTTATACCTGTATTAAGAAGACCTCCTAATGCCGATGATTCCTGTTGGGCCTGTTGTTGTTTCACATTATTGATAGCCTCCGTATATGATCGGTTTGCATCCAGATAATTTTTCATGGCCTGATCTTTTTTGGCAGTGGCGGTTGAGGCTATTCCGGCCGTAATATTTTCAAGTGACTGGTTGGCTCCCTGCTTCTGCAAGGCAACGCTCTCATCTGTAGCACCTGTTACAGCGGCGCTTCCTGCTGTCCGTTTGTTGTTTGCCATCAGCAGTTCTCTGGCTTGACGCAGAGCCGCCTGATTCGCACTGTCCTGAAGAGGATCAGCGTAAGCCTGTTCCTGATAATAGTTCATTTCAAGATCCTTCGCCTTTTGAAGATCTTTGATTGATTCCTTATAGGCTTTATTGCCGCCTAGAACACTGGATAAAAGTCCCATAAATCGTAAATTGCACTTTATTATTTAATATCAAAAGTAATCAGTTACATTTGTATCATGTTGATATAATGCAAGACGGAAGTATATTGTATAAGGAAGGGGACAAGGTGGCTCTTGATGGAACCTCATGGAAAGGCACGGTTGTCAAAGTTGAGTCGGACGATAATATATGCGTGGAACTTGACAATGGGATTACCATGTTTGCCCGTCCGGAATTATTGCATCTTTGCACTAAGGAAAACACAAAGCCTCTTCATGATGAAAATGGTAAATTTACAATAGGACATCCAAAGGTGGGGGGAGTTAAAAAAGGATATAGGACTGTCCGTCATTATCGAAACAAGCTTATGGAGCAACTGGCTCCGTTTATTGAGAGTATGGGAGAGATAATAGAGGCTATTGATGATCCTAGTGATAAAGTGCTTGCTGTTTCCCGAATTATCAAATATGCCATGCCGTCTCTTTCGTCCGTAGACTTTAAAGAAAACGCAAAACGAGATCTCTCAGCGGAGCAGAAGATAGCCCAGCTCAATGCAAGGTACAGAAACTTGCCTGATCCGACTGCCGATGAAGAAGGAGAGGAAGGGCATGAAGACTGACAATATTGGTGTATATTTTGGAAATTGGATAACCATTGTATTACAGTTGTCATATTAATTTGTGTTATGTAATAATCGTAATACATTTAATATATGGCAGAAATAATCAATTTTAGACCGACTCCAGATGTGGCGCAGATGATAGAGAGTCAGAAAGCAAAAGGCGTCAATATCAGTCGTTGGATTAATAATCTTCTTATAGGTGCGGATAAACAGGCCGACAGCTTGAATTTGCAGATTTATACAATACCTGAAGACGGGATAAACCTGTATGACAGTACAAAGTTAGCTATTGATCAGATGATATCACTTCATTCGCTCCCATTCAGCCGGTTGAGCATATCTAGGTACAGGGAGGCCAATGATATTATAAAACAAGCAGGCATGGATTATTATCGCTTTAAAATAGACGAAGATAACTATATCTCGATAATAGCGGTGAACAGAGAAGAGGCTTCTGTGGAATTTTCCCGATATTATATGAAATCTGAAAACAAGGAATATGTCCGAACATCCGTACCACTACCCGTTTACAGGTTTGATGTAAAGAACAAGGTAGTAATCATTATAGCAAGCGAATAATGGAAATATGTAAGACAGATACAGTACGATTGCTCAGACTATTAAAAGAAGCGGCATTAATAATTGAAGACAATTGTAGAGGCATACGTTCGCTAGATAAGGCCAGACAGTTGCGACAGATGGCAAAGAAAATTCAACGGAAAAAATAATTCAAATCGATATAGAAATGAGCAAATATCAAACAGAAGCTGGGATAGAATGTACTCCCGAAGAAGATAAGTTAATTGACTCTTTGAAACGACTTGCAAAAAAGTGGGAAAAGGACGGTAAACGCCTTTGGCTGTATTCAGCCAGTGGTTCACTTCATGTAATGATGCATGGAGATACAGACTATAATCCTACACCGGAATTTACGCAATATGGAGGCAGCAACATTGAAAATAGTGTAACTACTATTGATGGCGTATTAAATGATGGTGGAGACTGGTAATAAGAAAGATATGAAACAGACAGTAGAAGCAGCAGCAAGTGAAAATATCCTATTTAATCATAGGACAGTTGACAGAACTTTGTTTGGTAAAGATTTGGCAAAATTTGGAGAGATAAATTTTATTCAAGGAGCCGAATGGCAATCCAAGCAATCTCCTTGGATAAGTGTTAAGGAACGGTTGCCTGAGCCAAATAAGCTTGTCCTTTGCAGAATGGTATCAAATGGAGCGATTGTTAGTGGCTATATCGTTGTTTCACCTGGGAGATCGCCATACGTTGCGACAGACGGAGGATTTGAATTTGAGGATTGGAACGACTACGAGTGTGACATGTGGATGCCTATCCCTTCTTTTGATGATATACTAGAAGCCAACAAGGATGTACTTGAACGGATTAAAGAGAAAGGAGATTAAAATATGCAGAACGAAATTTTTTGGAATGAAAATACTTGTTATGAGATTTATAATCCATATAGTGATATTTCTCCTTTAGAACCGTGTGATGCACCCAAAATGAAAAAATATCGCCCAAAAGATGATAGGTGTACAAACAAGCAGATTGCGAAACGCAGGAAGAAGAATAAAAACCGTAAAACGCATAGGAGAAAATAATTATGGAAGTAAAAAACGGAATAATAATTGATGGAGTGCTGCATGAAATGATTGATGCGTTCACTATAAATTTTGGTTGCAGTAAATGTTCATTGCGTAAGGAATGCGATGAGTGTGAGATGAGGCATGAAACATATCTATGCAATGTGATGGGTTGTTTCTGTTTTGTCAGTCGTGGTAAAGTAACAGATATTAAAACAGAGAAGGAGGAACAATCATGTGTAATTCAATAGAATGGGGCAGATGCGAAATATGTGGAAAAGAAACCCAGTTGGAACGTACTTATTTTTACTATCCAATTCATTGTGAATGTTGTGGCAATAAGGAAAACAGACATTTTGAAATGATAAGACATTGTAAAAAATGTCCTGCCCCTATGCCTAAAGAAATACATCCACTATGTAAGGCAATGGACGGTAAGACTTATCATGCGAGTGTTTCCAATATGCTTCCCATTGATATTCATGGAGAGTTTATTATAAATGAGCGAATAATTAAGGAGGAATAATGAAAGCAAGAATAAAATCAACAGGAGTTTTGGTAGATGTAATTCCCAAAGTAAATATCAACGCGCAACATAGCGGAGATAACCTATATGTGTGCGATAATATGGTTTTCAGAGAATGCGAACTTGATTTTTTGAATGTTGGGAATTTAGTAATTGATTGGGAACAACGTAGGTACGAATTAGCGAAAGATATTATTAAGGCTGTTGTAGCAGATGACTGTGGGGGTAATTCTGATGCAATCGCTAAATATGCGGTTAATTGCGCTGATGCACTAATTAAAAGATTAAAGGAGGTGAATAATGAATAGCGTACAGACACAAACACTTTCCATTAAAGGAAATGGAGGTGGTGAAGCGTATATTGACTTTTGCGATGGACAATTGTGTGTTTCTGTTGTTATAGAAGGGAAACAGGCGGATTTTAACTTTGAGCCTGTTACTCTACGAATGTTTGCCCATGCTTATAAGTTGCATTGTGAAGAGTGTGAAGAATGTGAAAAGAAGAAAGGAGAATAACTATGAAAGTGTTAAGAGATAAAACTCCTGTCGCTCGTAAAGAGCACAGGTGCAATTTTTGCGGTGGAGTAATTTCCGTTGGAGAAAAATACAACAGACAGACCAATGTTTATGACGGTCGTGTTGATGACTGGGTATCCCACTGTGAATGTTCCAAGTTAGCCTGTGAACTTGATATGTTTGATGATTGCGATGAAGGACTTGACGATGATGGATTTATAGATAACCTTAATCAGTATGTTTACGACAATCATTATGACGATAAAATAGATGATATTGCGAAGGATTGGCAATTACCACGTTATGAATTAGTACAGAAAGTGTTGAATGAATTAAATAAGAAATAGTTATGACCGAAGAACTTGTAACTTTAAAAACAGCGAAGATTCTAAAAGAGAAAGGATTTAATGAATTTTGCAAAGATATCATTAACGATAACGGCAAGCTAATGGAAACCGTATATCGAACCAATAATGATCTTCCTAAATCATTCTATTCTTGTCCTACTCAATCCATCGCCCAGAAATGGCTGCGTGAAATAAGAGGTGTGTATGTATATGTAGAACCTGTTATTGGAAAAAGATGGAAGCTTTCTTTTTGTGATTTCAATGTTCCAACAGAAGAAAGCGACTGGATGGAGAACGAAATAAACAAAGGGAATGGCTATAAAGTATATGTCACCTACGAGGAAGCACTGGAAGCCGGGATACAAGAAGCATTAATGTTGATATAAAAATGACTTCTGTTATATCCTGATAAGTTGAGAATAACGAGGATATTTCTTGTTTGGTTAAATAACTGTAATTAAAGAGGGGGAAGGCGTTCATATTGTCTTTTTCCTCTTTAATTTTGCCGTGAATTAAAATATTAATCGCAATGCGATAACCAACGACAATTTAGGGTTTGTCAAAGGGTTTGTCGGCATTTTTTTTGACATGCGTGATAATTGCTTGTAAATCAGTTATAAAAAGTGATTGTACTTGTAGCCCTTCTAAGGCGTGGGTCTTGCGTTCGAATCGCAACGGAATCAC